GTCATTTTTAAAAATGACGGAAACAAAAAACCCCCGAGGATTTTCCCCGAGGGTTTGGAAAGCGTGGGCGGATTCTCTCCGCCCTGTGGTTAGCCTAAGTTATCCACGTTACCGCCAAGAGCTTCAAAAATACTCATGAGGTCGCCCTTAAATTCGCTTGCCTTACAATCTTCGCCCGCTTCCTCAGCTTTAAAGATTCGGTTGATGATTGTCTTAAGGTCAGCTTGCGTCTTATCATCTGTGGATAAATTGGCGGTTACTCGGTTGCCTGTTGTTTGGTATCCGCTTGCCTCTTTTACCCGTTGCCAATATACATCTATCGTGCCACGTGAATAACCTGCCTCGGTCATACCTTTCACAAATTCATCACGCTCGAGTTTTAAACCCTGTCTATCCTTGCCCTTCAACTCATACCAAGGCTTAATCAATTCACCCGTTGCACTCATTACGTTAAATGTAGCGTTGAGATTGTCAGCGTATGTTTTAATCTTTTCACCCGTTGAGCTTGCCACTTTAATAAGTGCAACACGTGAGGCTACTAGGTTGCTATATACGTTGCCGTTTGTGATAACTACGTTTTGATTTTCCATCTGAATACCCTTTTCTAACATTGTTAGAACCCGTCTAACTCGGTATGAATATCATCTATTCATGGTTATAATGTATCACAAAATAGTGGTCTTAATCAAATCTTTTGGAAACAATAATTACCCCTACCCATAATCTAACAATGTTAGAAAACCAAGCGACACCCCACCCCCCAAAATACAATTTAGGGACTCCTATCACCCTATACTCTATAATTTGCACAAGAGATATAACGATTTAAAACTTTATAGTCCGCGGCTTTAACTTTATAGTACCCCCTCCCCCTACTTGAATACCCACAGACTTCCCAGTTTCCCAGTTAAGCGAACCCACCCCCTATCAAAATATTTAAGGTTCCATACACGGGGGGTATATTTTTTTGATAAACTATTTTTACTTATGTGAGAGTAAGTAGTCTCCTGTGGTAGGGTGGACTTTGAGTCGGACAGGGTTGCCGCCCTTCCGGCTCTTTTTATATGTATACAAAACAGCAAAAAACGTACACGTTATAAAAATGTGTACACAAACCAAACATTTCATATATACTTCGTGCATTAACTGGAGCGCACCCGAATCGCACCTGCATGAGTATTAACATCGAACCTACTAAAGACCATCCGGTCCCTTACTCCACCGACAAGGCGGAGACATCATCCTTTTCTGAAGAATTAGCAGTCACTGCTAATACACAAGACTTACTCGAACAACTAGGTGGTACTATTCCGGAAATGAGTCCGGAAGACGCAGCAGCCACAGCAAAGCTGGCTGAAGCAGCAATCAAGAAACAAGACAAGGGCGCCCTAAGCAATCCAGGGGTGGCATTTTCTGCACGTGAATTTCTTCGCGTATACAGCGCACGGCTGGCAGTAGATGTGAGCGACGTTCGCTCGGCTCTGACAAATAAACTTCTTGAATTGGCTAACTGCGGAGACCCACGGTTTGAACTGAAAGCATTAGAGCTTTTGGGTAAGCACTCAGATATAGCCCTATTCACAGAGCGCAGTGAAGTAACTGTGACTTACAAGAATGCAACTGATTTGGAATCTGCAATCAAGGAGCGTATTAAGCGCTTACTTAAAACGGACGTGGTGGACGTAGAACCCATCACGCCAAGAGCAGATGTGTTAGATGCGGAGCTTGGGGTTGCTAGCCGGAAACCTGATGATAAAACTGGGGAACTGGGAGACAAGAGTGAGTAGTGTCCTAGAGACGGTATCCCTAAAAGACATTCCAAAAATACTTCACCTCTTACCTGAGGCGGAGCAAGCTAAGCTACTAGAAGAACTAGAGCGGCTAGAAGAACTTAAGAGTAAAGAAGCTGCGCAGGTAGACTTCATGAGCTTCGTGAAAAAGGTCTGGCCGACATTTATTAACGGGAGACACCATGTTGAGATGGCTCATGCGTTCGAGCGGGTGGCTAATGGCCAGTGCAAAAGGCTTATTATTAATATGCCTCCTCGTCACACTAAATCTGAGTTTGCCTCTTATCTCCTACCCGCTTGGTTCCTGGGTAAATTTCCGCAGAAGAAAGTTATTCAAACCTCTCATACCGCTGAGCTTGCCGTCGGCTTTGGTCGAAAAGTGCGTAACTTGGTTGATTCTGAAGTCTACAAATCCATTTTCCCTGGAGTTGGCCTACAAGCAGATTCAAAAGCGGCTGGGCGATGGGCCACTAACAAGGGCGGAGACTACTTTGCGATTGGTATTGGCGGTGCGGTTACAGGTAAAGGTGCTGATATTCTTATCATCGACGACCCACATTCTGAACAAGAAGCAGCCTTAGCGGAAACTAACGCTGAGGTGTACGATAAAACGTACGAGTGGTATACATCCGGTCCTCGTCAGCGTCTACAACCAGGTGGGGCAATCATCATAGTTATGACTCGGTGGTCCAAGAAGGACTTAACGGGTCGAGTAGTCAAGGCAGACGCCGATAGAAACGGTGAAGGCTGGGAAGTTATTGAGTTTCCTGCATTATTTGAGGACGACAGACCACTTTGGCCTGAGTTTTGGGAGAAAAAAGAGCTTTTAGCCCTAAAAAATGAACTTCCAGTCGGCAAATGGATGGCTCAGTACATGCAGCAGCCAACGTCTGAGGTCTCAGCCATCATCAAACGTGAATGGTGGCAGCAATGGGACAAAGATAACCCACCTCACTGTGAGTTTGTCATCCAATCATGGGATACGGCGTTCACAAAGAACGAAAGAAGTGACTATTCGGCATGTACAACGTGGGGGGTGTTTTATCAACCCGACGATACAGGGCTGGACCAAGCCAATATCATCCTACTTAATGCGTTCAAAAAGCGTATGGAGTTCCCGGAGTTAAAACAACGGGCTTATGAGGAGTGGAAAGACTGGGACCCAGATGCGTTCATTGTGGAAGCTAAGGCTTCCGGGGGTCCACTTATCTACGAACTACGCGCCATGGGCATTCCGGTACAAGAATTCACCCCAAGTAAGGGTAATGACAAGATTGCACGACTAAATGCGGTGGCAGATATATTCGCCTCAGGGCGAGTTTGGGTACCCCCAACCAGGTGGGCGGATGAGGTAGTTGAAGAAGTAGCAAGTTTTCCTTCGGGCGAACATGATGACTTAGTGGACAGCACCTCTCAAGCCCTGTTAAGATTCAGACGTGGCGGATTTATCCGCTTGGATTCCGATGAAGAAGATGAACCACTAGGTTCACGTCGGAAAGTCCCATATTACTAAAGGCTAAGACATGGCAATAGATAAAGGTTTATATCAAGCACCTCTAGGTATCGAAGAAGAAGCAATGGCTCAGGGCTTTGCTCCTCTGGAGATTGAGATTGAGGACCCAGAATCGGTAACTATTGGTATTGATGGTAAGCCGATTTTAGAAATTGAAATGGAAGACGACGAAGAAGACGACTTCTCAGAAAACATCGCTGAAGAATTAGATGAAGGTGTCTTGCAGAAGATGGCAAGTGACCTAATTGAAGATTTTGATTCAGACGTAGGCGCCCGTAAAGATTGGATGCAAACATACGTTGATGGCTTAGAGCTATTAGGTATGAAGATTGAAGATAGAGCTGAACCTTGGGAAGGCGCTTGTGGTGTGTATCACCCACTCCTATCTGAAGCATTAGTTAAGTTCCAAGCTGAGACCATGATGGAGACTTTCCCAGCAGCAGGTCCAGTCAAGACAGAAATTATTGGTAAAGAAACATCAGAAAAGAAAGATGCGGCCGTTCGGGTGGCTGCGGACATGAACTTCCAATTAACGGAAGTGATGAAAGAATACCGTCCTGAGCACGAGCGTATGTTGTGGGGCTTAGGTCTATCAGGTAATGCGTTTAAGAAAGTTTATTACGACCCAGGGCTAGAGCGTCAAGCTTCTATCTTCGTACCAGCAGAGGACGTCGTTGTTCCTTATGGCGCGTCTAACTTAGAATCAGCTGAGCGTGTAACTCACGTGATGCGCAAGACTAAGAATGAGTTAATCAAGTTACAAGTTGCTGGCTTCTACCGTGATGTAGAACTAGGCGACCCATCTAACTCTCTAGATGAGATTGAGAAGAAGATTGCGGAACAGATGGGCTTCAGAGCCACAACTGATGACCGCTATAAGTTATTAGAAATGCACGTTGACTTGGATATTCCAGGTTATGAGCACAAGGATGAGAACGGCGAACCTACAGGTATCGCGTTGCCATACGTTGTAACTATTGAGAAAGGTACCGGTACGGTACTAGCTATTCGCAGAAACTGGGAACCAGATGATGATACATATGCAAAGCGCAATCACTTCGTTCATTACCCGTATATCCCTGGTTTTGGCTTCTACGCGTTTGGCCTTATCCATCTTGTTGGTGCTTTTGCTAAGTCTGGCACTTCTATCCTTCGTCAGCTTGTCGACGCTGGTACATTATCTAATCTGCCAGGCGGTTTCAAAACTCGCGGCATGCGTATCAAAGGTGACGACACACCGATAAGCCCAGGTGAGTTCCGTGACGTGGATGTCCCATCAGGCACTATGCGTGACAACATCCTACCGTTGCCGTACAAAGAGCCAAGCCAGACATTGTTGCAGTTGATGAACCAGATTATTGATGAAGGTCGTCGCTTTGCGGCAGCTTCTGATATGAAGGTAGCTGATATGTCAGCTAATGCTCCAGTAGGTACAACATTAGCTATCTTGGAAAGAACGTTGAAAGTGATGAGTGCGGTTCAAGCGCGTATTCACTATTCAATGAAGCAAGAATTAAAACTATTGAAGCGAATCATCGCTGATTACACACCACCGGACTATGACTATGAACCAGTTGAAGGCTCACGACTCGCTAAGAAATCTGACTACGATATGGTGGACGTCATCCCTGTATCTGACCCAAATGCAGCAACGATGGCTCAGAAAGTTGTTCAGTACCAAGCTGCCCTACAGCTTGCCCAAGGTGCTCCACAGTTATATGACTTACCGAAATTGCATCGTCAGATGTTAGAAGTTCTAGGTATTAAGAATTATCAAAAACTTGTTCCTACAGAAGATGATAAGAAGCCACAGGACCCAATCACTGAGAACCAACAGGCTCTTATGATGAAACCTATCAAGGCTTTCTACTACCAAGACCATCAAGCTCATATCGCCGTACACATGGCAGCTATGCAAGACCCTAAGATTATGCAGTTGGTGGGTCAGTCTCCTATGGCACAGCAAATTGGTGCTGCGATGCAAGCGCATATTGCGGAACATCTAGGTTACGAATACAAGAAACAGATGGAAATGCGTATGGGTATCGAGCTTCCTCGTACAAACGAAGAGGAAGACGAAGGTATCCCAGAACAGATGGAAGTCGAGATTTCTCAAAGAGCCGCTCAAGCAGCTCAACAAATGTTGCAACAGAATCAGCAGGAAGAGCAAGCCAAACAAAATGCTCAGGCTCAGCAAGACCCGCTTATTCAAATGCAACAGCAAGAACTACAAATTAAGCAAGCAGAATTGCAGCTTAAGCAACAGAAGTTACAAGTTGATGCGGCAGCTAAGGCTGACCAACTCGACATCGAACGCGAACGTATTGCATCACAGAAGCAAATTGCTGGTATGCAAGTTGGCGCAAAAGTTGCCAAGGATAAAGCACAGTTGGCCTCTAAGGACCAGCTAGAAGGCTTGAAGATTGGCGCAGAAATCGCTCGTAACAGAGCGCAAATGAACCAACCGAAAGGGAATGAATGACAGCACTTGAGGTTTTACTCAAACAATGTCGTGAGAAACAAGAACAGTTAGCGCAAGCCTTGGCTGGTGCGGCTGCAAAGGATTACGCGGAGTACCGCGCAATATGTGGGGAAATTCGAGGTCTTTCTTACACAGAATCTTTAATCATTGACCTTGCAAAAAAACTGGAGAACTCTGATGACGATTGATTTGTCAAAGGCTGTTGATTTGGGCGCTGTCCTAAATAAAGAGCCGGAACAAAAAGCATCGCAATTACCGAAGCCGCAAGGTTATCGCATTCTTTGTGCAATCCCTGAGATTGAGAAGGAATTTGAAAGCGGCATTTTAAAAGCCGACGCAACTGTTAGTTTTGAGGAAGCTTTAACTACGGTGTTATTTGTAGTTGAACTTGGACCAGATTGTTATCAAGATAAAGTTCGATTCCCGAATGGCCCTTGGTGTCAAAAAGGTGACTTTGTGTTGGTTCGCCCGCACACAGGCTCAAGATTAGTAATCCACGGACGTGAGTTCCGCATCATTAACGATGATTCTGTAGAGGCAGTTGTTTCTGACCCTCGCGGCATCAAACGCAAATAGGAGTAACAAATGCCAGATTTAGAACAGGAAGACTTCAAATTTCCAGACGAAATTGAAGCGGAAGAAGCTGCTAAAGGCGGTAAAGTCGAAGAGAAAGAAGACGACGGCTTTGCTATTGAGATTGAAGATGACAGACCAGAAGCCGATAGGAACGCCGTTCCATTGGACAAGGAGACTGTTAAAGAATTAGAAGAGGACGACCTTAAGGACTATTCTAAGAAAGTAAAACAGCGCATCGACCAAATGAAAAAGGTTTGGCACGATGAGCGTCGTGAGAAAGAGGCAGCCTTGCGTGAACAGCAAGAGGCTATCAAAGTTGCTCAACGACTACTTGAAGAGAACAGAAAGCTTAAAGAAGCGTACTCTACAGGCGAAAAAGAATACATCAGTACAGTACAAAATGCCGCTGAGTTAGAAATGGCTGCGGCTAAGAGAAACTACCGTGATGCGGTGGATTCTGGTGATACTGACCGTATTGTTGAAGCCCAAGCCGAACTTAATGCTGCGGCTATTAAAGCAGATAAAGTTAAAAACTTTAGACCAACTGCTTTACAAGACGAACAAAATGAGGTACAAATACCACAACAAGCTCAGCAACAGGAGCAAAAGGTTGACCCTCTGACCGCTAAGTGGCTCGAAAAGAACACTTGGTACGGACCAGACGAGGAAATGACAGCCTTAGCTCTTGCGTCACACGCCAAGCTAGAAAGACAATTCGGAAAGCAATTCGTTGGTTCGGAAGATTACTTTAAACGCATTGATGAAACGATGCGCAAGCGGTTTCCAGAGAATTTCTCTGAAGAAGTACAAACGCAGGCTGGGGGCGACAAGCCTAGTCAGCGCGCAGATGCAAAACCAGCACCAGTGGTTGCACCAGCAACGCGAAGCACGGCGTCTAAACGAATTGTGCTAAAAGCAAGCCAGGTGGCGTTAGCCAAAAAACTTGGTTTGACCCCTGAGCAATATGCTCGTGAAATGCAAAAACTGGAGGCTTAAAATGGTTGCACCTAACAAACTTGCTCGCGAATTAGAGACCCGTGAAAAGGCAGAACGTCCTAAACAGTGGCGTCCAGCTTCACTATTACCAGAGCCGATTAAAGAAGAAGGCTATGACTATAGATGGGTACGCACTTCTATTAATGGTTCACCAGACGACCGCAACGTCCTAAAGGCGATGCAAGAAGGATGGGAAGCCGTATCAATGGAAGAGCAATCAGAATTACAACTGTTAGCTAGCCGAGAAGGTCGATATAAAGACAAAATCGAGGTTGGTGGGTTGTTATTGATGAAGACTCCGAAGGAGTTTGTGGAACAGCGTAATGCGTATGTTCAGAAAAACACAGATTCTCAGATGAGGGCCGTTGATAACGCCTTAATGCGCCAGAGCGACGCTCGTATGCCTATCTTTAACGAGAGAAAGTCTACGACTAGTTTTGGTAAAGGTGAATAATTTTATTAATTTTAGGAGTTTTTAAATGGCTTATCCAACCGTTGACGCTCCATACGGTCTAGAACCAATTAACTCTGTAGACGGCAAACCATACGCCGGCGCTATTCGTCAGATTCCTATTACGGCATCTTACGGTACAGCAATCTACAACGGTGACATTGTTAAACTAGTAACCGGTGGAACAGTAGAAAAATCAGCAATTGGTGCGAACGTTACAGCACAACCAACTTTGGGCGTGTTTGTAGGTTGTTCATACACTAATTCATCAGGCCAACCTGTACAGGGCCAGTACTACCCAGCATCTTCAGCTAATGGCGTTGCTTACGTAGTTCTAGACCCACAAGCTGCATTTAAAGTTGCAGTTACTACTTCTGGCAATACAAGCGTTGTTACTTCTGTAACACGTGCGGTTGTTGGTACAAACATGGAAATCGCTACTGGCGCAGGTTCTACTGCCACTGGTAATTCTGGTTTGTCAGTAGTATCAGGTTCTGCTGCTAACACAGCTATCCTTCCAGTCCGCGTAGTCGACGTTGTTCCTGAAACAGCAGTTAACGCAACTAACTTCCGTGAAGTTATCGTTAAGCTAAATCAGCCTCAACTTGAAGTTACGCTTGGTAACAACGCATCTTAATAGGAGCTAATTAAAAATGGCTATTTCTCGCGCCCAGCTCTTAAAAGAGCTTTTACCTGGTCTTAACGCTTTGTTTGGTTTGGAATATGCCAAATACGGTGAAGAGCATAAAGAAATCTTCGAAACAGAAACTTCAGAGCGTTCTTTCGAAGAAGAAACTAAGTTGTCTGGCTTTACAGCTGCCCCAGTTAAAAACGAAGGTGCTGCAATTGCTTATGACAATGGTCAAGAAGCTTGGACAGCTCGCTACAACCATGAGACTATCGCTCAAGGTTTCAGCTTGACTGAAGAAGCTATCGAAGACAACTTGTACGACAGCCTATCTGGCCGTTATACAAAGGCTCTAGCACGTTCTATGGCTTACACTAAGCAAGTTAAAGCTGCAAACATTCTTAACAACGGTTTCACTGCTGGTTACACTGGTGGTGACGGTAAGACATTGTTCGCAGCTGACCACCCACTAGTTTCTGGTGGTGTGAACAGCAACCGTCCTTCAACTAACGCAGACTTGAACGAAACATCATTGGAAAATGCTGTTATTCAAATCGCTGCTTGGACTGATGAACGTGGTTTGTTGATTGCTGCTAAGCCAGTGAAATTGGTTGTTCCCCCTGCATTGATGTTCGTTGCAACTCGTTTGCTCGAAACAGAATTGCGTGTTGGTACTGCTGATAACGACATCAACGCGATTAAGAACAACGGTTCTATCCCAGGCGGATACACAGTAAACCACTACTTGACCGATTCAAACGGTTGGTATTTGACTACTGATGTACCTAACGGTTTGAAGCACTTTGTTCGTACTCCGTTGCAAAACTCTATGGACGGCGACTTCGATACTGGTAACGTACGTTACAAGGCTCGTGAGCGTTATTCATTCGGTTGGTCAGACCCATTGGGTATGTTCGGTTCACCAGGAGCTTAATCTTGGTAAAAAAGGGGAGCTTCGGCTCCCTTTTTTGTTTATAAAACAGTTGCACAAACACAAAAATAGAGTAATATTATCTAAACCGGGAATTACCGGCTTATTAGACTGCCCCGGCAGACGATATACCGACTAATAGGCTTATCTTGTATATAAGGACAATTGATTATGTCACGTACTACTTTCTCAGGCCCAGTTGCTTCAACTAACGGCTTTATCGCTCCAACTTACACAGTAACTACAGCTAACGCTATTGCCGCCGCTGATAAAACTATCGGTCAAGTTATTTACGTTTCTAACGGTTTAGCGGGTGCTCCTACTTTGGCCGTTTGGGATGGTACAAACTGGATTTCTGCCGCTGGTACAGCTATTGCCGCTGCTTAATTAGGAGCCCACTATGGGAATGCAAACCGATGTAATGGCTAAAAGCCTAGCCGCGTCAGGTAGCGTTATTGGCAACAGAGTCCGTGTCCGTGGAATGGTAATCGTTCCTGGCACGGGTGCTGGTAGTGTGGTTCTAAAAGATGGTGGCGCTTCAGGCACTGCTATCATGACAATCCCTACAATTGCCAACGGCGAGCCGTTTAACGTGGTTATACCTGCTGAAGGCGTTTTGTTTGAAACCGATGTCTATGCAACATTGACAGACGCTGGTGTGACGGTGTTTTATGCCTAAGAAGAAAGGTGTATCTCTAGCGGTAGGTCGTGGTGAAAAGTTACCAGTATCGAAAGGTGCTGGCTTAACTGCCAAAGGCCGAGCCAAATATAACCGTGAGACAGGCTCTAATCTAAAGGCTCCACAGCCTGAAGGTGGTGCACGTAAGAAGTCATTCTGCGCACGTATGAGCGGTATGCCAGGTCCTATGAAAGATGAAAAAGGTCGTCCAACGAGAAAGGCAGCGTCTCTGAAACGCTGGAAATGCTAAATGAGCGATTTGATGGAACAAGCTAGAGAACTCGCTACACACGCGTCTGAGATTCGTCATTTACAAAGTGACATGGATAAGATGGTTGAAGATATGGAAGAAATTAAAAAGGCCATTATTGAAATCAACAAGACTCTTTCCGAAGCTAAAGGTGGATGGAAGATGCTGTTGGCCGTTGGTGGCGCAGCTGGTGTAGTAGGTAGTGGCATTACTTGGCTAGTTAGCCACTGGAAATAACATGCCAAGTGTATCAAAGAAGCAGCATAACCTGATGAGCGCGGCAGCTCATAATCCTGCGTTTGCTAAAAAGGTTGGCGTGCCTGTTAAGGTAGCCAAAGAATTTAACCAAGCCGATAAAGGCAAAAAATTTAAAGAAGGTGGTCCTATGAAACATTCAGATATGGCACAAGACAAACCAATGATGAAAAAAGTAGCAGCTGAGGCTGTGAAAGGTCATGAAAAGAAGATGCACAAGATGGCTAAAGGCGGTGTAACTCGTGCTGATGGCTGTGCTACTAAAGGCCATACAAAGGGCAAAATGATTGCCATGCGTAAAGGCGGGGCTTGCTAATGAAAGCCCTAAAAGACTTAAGCGACAAAGCTAGCGATTATCTAGACAAAAAAGGTCTAGCAAATCCTGCCGAGGTTGTTAATGAAACTTTTGGTGGCGAGACTCGTGAAGAGTCTAAAAAACGTCGTGAAGCTCCTAAAGAATCTAAAGCAGAACCAAAGAAAATGCGTGCTGGTGGTACAGCTTCTAGCCGCGCTGATGGCTGCGCTATTCGTGGGAAAACGAGGGCTTAAATATGAGACCAAGTCGTGGGATGGGGGCGATAGCCCCTTCTAAGATGCCTGGCAAAAAGATTATCCATCGTAAGGACAATCCAAATGACGTCGAAATGTATGCTGCTGGTGGCAAAATTGGGCTCTACGACAATATCCACGCAAAACGAAAGCGTATCGCAGAAGGTTCTGGTGAGCGGATGCGAAGCAAAGGTGCTAAAGGTGCCCCTACTGCTGAGGCTTTCAAGCAATCAGCTAAAACAGCAAGGAAAAAATAATGTCGACTAGTGGCTCTACCGCGTTTAACTTAGAGTTTCGTGACATAGCCGAAGAGGCTTATGAGCGTTGCGGGATAGAGATTCGTTCAGGTTACGACCTAAGAACGGCGCGCCGTTCTATGAACTTGCTTTTAATCGAGTGGGCAAATCGTGGTGTCAACTTGTGGACTGTTGAACAAGGCCAAATCCCTATGGTTACTGGCCAGGGTTTGTACCCTCTTCCAGTTGATACAGTTGACTTGATGGATATGGTTATCCGTCAAAACAACGCCAATACAAGCAATCAGATTGACATTAATATCAGTCGTATTGCTGAACCAACATATATGTCGATTCCTAATAAATTGACTACAGGACGCCCTATTCAGGTGTATGTGAACCGTCAGTCTGGGATGGACAATGCTACATCTATTACTCTTAGCGGCAATATTACTGCTACCGATACTTCTATCGCTCTTAGCTCTACTACAGGTCTAGCCACTACAGGATTTATTAAGATTGATTCTGAAACTATTGGCTACTCTAATATTGTTGGTAATACTTTAACTAACTGCTATCGTGGGCAGAATGGCACTACAGCTGTATTACATTTAAGCGGTGCCGCAATTATTAAACAAAACCTCCCATGTATTAACGTATGGCCTACTCCTAACCCTCCTGGCGACCAGTACTTGTTTGTGTATTACAGACTACGCCGCATGCAGGACGCTGGTGAAGGCGGTGCATATGAGCAGGATATTCCGTTCCGTTTGATTCCTTGCACAGTTGCGGGGTTGGCGTATTACCTTTCTATGAAGAAGCCTGAAGTGACTCCTGACCGTATTGCTATGTTAAAAGCTGATTATGAGCAGCAATGGGACTTGGCGTCTTCTGAAGACCGAGATAAAGCTCCAATACGTTTTGTACCTAGAAACATGTTCTATTACAGATAATGCCTAATCAATTTGCGTCCGGTAAGTATGCAATTGCTCAATGCGACCGGTGTGATGGTCGATACAAGCTAAAAGAGTTGCGTACACAAACAGTAAAGACCAAACCTTTTAAAATTAAGGTTTGTAAGACTTGCTGGGACCCTGACCATCCACAGTTGCAGTTAGGTATGTATCCAGTAAATGACCCACAGGCAGTGCGTGAACCACGCCCTGATTTAAGTTATTTGCAATCTGGTACAACTGGATTGCAAGAATTACTAACGGATAGTACTAGCCAGTTGGGTATTGGCTATCCTAGTGATGGTAGCAGACAAATTCAGTGGGGTTGGGCGCCTGTAGGTATGGGCAACGATGGTGGTTTAACACCAAATAACTTGGTTGCCAACGGAAATGTTGGTATAGTCACAGTAACAACTAATTAGGAGTAATCATGGGTTATAAATCAGGTGCAGATGGCATTACTAAACAAGGCAAAACTAAGGGTAAAAACCTTGGTAATTCAGGTCCATCAGTAGGTATTGAAAATGGCCCAAAGAGCACAGGCTCTAAAGGTGGCAAGACCAATACTGATATGAAAAAAATGGGTCGCGGTCTTGCAAAGATTGCTGCTCAAAAGAAAGGCTAATCATGGGATACAGCATGAAAAAAGGCGGGAAAGAAGTAGGCCCAGCGTCTGTTTATGCCGAGCCACATACTATGGATGGTAAAAAGATGAAAAACGCTAAAGATGCGGTGACTAAGCCTGGCAACGGCGTAGACAAGTTTAATATGTCTGTTGGTGGGATTAGCAAAGGTAACTATGAAGTTATCAACAAAAACGGCGAAATGAAGATTCGTGGTACTGGTGCAGCTACTAAAGGCACTAAAGCTAGAGGCCCGATGGCGTAATATGCCGTATAAAGACCCTAAAGACCCTCGTAAAATTGCGTACAACAAAGCATGGTACAAAGCCAATGCGGAAAAAATACGCGCTTACGGAGAGGTCTATCGGGCGGCTAACAAAGAAAAGTTATTAGAAAAGCGTAAACGCCAATATGCCGAGAGTAAAGAAATTGAAAACATTCGAGGTAGAGAATGGCATGCTGCTAACAAAGATAGTGTAGCAGTTAGAAAAAGAACGTATAGAGCGAATAACAAAGCAATTATTAATGCTAACGCGGCTAAAAGACGCGCAGCACAGCAAACACCTAGTTGGTTATCTAAGTTTGATAAGCTAAAAATACGATGTGTTTACTCTGTTGCAACCATGCTTACACGGGAAAATAACGAACCTTGGCATGTAGACCATATCGTTCCATTACAAGGTAAATTAGTGTGTGGACTCCATACCCCAAATAACCTACAATTTATTAAAGCTGAACACAATTTAGCAAAAAGCAATACATACGAGGGTAAACCCTAATGAATTACGCAACTCTGTTTGAAACGATAAAAGGCTACACGGAAAACGACTTTCCAAATCAACAGTGGACTGACACCACTGGTAATAGCACAGTTACGCTCACTCAAAAAGAGCAAATTGACACTTTTATTCGCCAGGCAGAACAGCGTATTTATAATTCTGTACAACTACCCGTAGCACGTAAAAACGTTACAGGTTTATTAACTACAGGTAATAAATACTTAAATGTACCGACGGATTGGCTGTCTACATTTTCTTTAGCCGTAATCCATCCTGTTACACAAGCCCAAACGTATCTTTTAAACAAAGACGTTGAATATATACGTGAGTGCTACCCACCCCCAGATACCCCTGGTACCCCACAGTACTACGCTATTTTTGACAATACGACGTTTATTCTAGGTCCAACACCTGACGCAGGCTACAACATGGAGTTGCATTATTACGGCTACCCAACTTCTATTGTCGATGCTGTAGGTGGCACTACTTGGCTAGGTAATAACTTTGACTCTGTTTTACTTTACGGTTCCCTCTTGGAAGCATATACTTTCATGAAAGGCGAAGCTGATGTAATTCAAAATTATCTAGGTCGATATAACGAAGCTCTGATGCAACTGAAACAGTTGGGTGAAGGTAAAGACCGTCAAGATACTTATAGAACTATGCAAGCAAGGGTGCCAGTACAATGAACTTCGACTCAGTAGATGGATTTCTAGGTGGCAATGTTTTAGTTCAGTCAACGTCTGGACGTGGGTTTACACCTGAAGAATTGGCTGAAATGGCGCTAGATAAGATTGTTTATGTGGGTTCTAAATCTCACCCAGTAATTCGTGAGCAGGCGGAAGCCTTCAAAAACAATCTTAGAGTTGTACTACTGCAGTATTTGAAACAAGCGGTGCACTCAGACCGCACGACCATTGCTAATCGTTTGAGAGAAGCTGGTCATCCTGAGTTAACTATTTTATTAAAAGATTAATGGAAACAAGGACGTGTAACGTCTGCAAAGAAGTTAAAGAAGCTGGGTTTTTTACCCGTAGAAAGACGCATCGCCCTGGAAAATTAGTATCTGTGTGCACACCTTGTAAAGTTAATTACAACAAAGCACGTAGAGAGCATAACCCAGAGCAAGTAGCTGAAATAGAACGGCGTAGTAAGTTTAAAAGACAATATGGTATTTCGCTTGAACAATATGGTGAAATGCTAGAAAATCAAGGCGGCGGATGTGCTATATGTGGTACAACTAAGCCTAGTGAAAGAACTAAGTACTTTGCAGTAGACCACTGCCATAGTACGAGTAAAGTAAGAGGCCTTTTATGTTCCAAATGCAATCGAGGTCTTGGTTTATTTAACGACACGCCAGAGCGATTAAAAGCCGCGGCTAAATATTTAATAGGAGGCTAAATTGGCCATCACTCAAAGTATGTGCACATCTTTCAAAGCCCAGCTTTTGCTAGGTGCTCACGATTTCCGTCCTTCAGCCCAAGCTGGCGCAGATACATTTAAACTAGCTTTGTATACATCTTCAGCTTCATTAGATGCTAATACAACTACTTATACAGGTGCAGATGAGGCTACTGGTGTTACAACTGGTGGTTTAGCCCTAACTAACATTGGTGTTGGTGCAACAACTATTAACGCTACTGCTGGTACAGGTTTTACAGACTTTGCGGATTTAACATTCACAAACGTAACTACAACGGCTCGTGGCGCATTAATTTACAACACAACACCTTCTACTAATGACAATGCTAACGTTGCGCTAACTAATGCAGCTGTTTGTGTATTAGATTTTGGTGGCGACAAGACTTCAACTGCGGGCGACTTTACTATTATTTTCCCAACATTTGATGCATCAAGCGCGATTATCCGTATTGCTTAAATAGAGGCTTAAAATGGCGTTAGTCTTAAAAGACCGCGTAAAAGAAACTACTGCCACTACCGGTACAGGCACCCTATCATTATTAGGTGCTTCTACTGGCTATCAAGCATTTTCTGCTATTGGTGATGGTAATACGTGTTATTACGCCATTTCGTCTTCCGGGGGAAGTGAATGGGAAGTAGGTGTTGGAACCTACACAGCTTCTGGCACTACACTTAGTCGAGATACTATTCTTGAGTCTTCAACAGGTGGCGGCGCTATTAGCTTGTCCGCTGGGGTTAAAGACGTCTATGTAGTCTACCCAGCTGAAAAAGGTGTTTGGTTAGATGCTTCTGGTAACGTGGTGCAGAACCAGTTTACTAGTATGAATGTCACAGGCACGGCTACTATTAACGTAGCTACTCTGACTTCAGGCACTATTTCTACAACACCAAACATAGGCAATGATATTGCCAATAAAACTTACGTAGATAATTTGGTGTCTTCTGGTATTTCGTACCATGAACCTGTTAAATATGAAGTACCTAATACTACTGGTAATTTAACTGCAACTTACTATAACGGCCCTTCAAATGATGGAGTGGGGGCGACACTTACCAATTCTGGTACTCAAGTAGCTTTTGCTCCTGATGGCCCTACGGCTTCTCAGTTTGACCGAGTTCTTATTTATAACCAGACTAACGCGTATGAAAACGGTGTCTATGAGGTATCAACAGTAGGTTCAGGCTCTACTAATTGGGTATTAACTCGCACTACTGACGCAGATTCATATGCTGTAAAAGACCCTAATGCTCTTGGTAATGGTGATGCTTTTTTTGTTACCTCTGGTAATACAGGCGCTGGGGAGACCTATGTATGTAATACAGTAGGGGTCATTACATTTGGCACAACAGCAATTAACTTTGCACAGGTTAGTTCCGCACAGATTTACTCCGCTGGTACTGGTTTAAATCTAAATAACACAACTTTTAGTATTGCAGCCACGGGTATAACTGCTAATACATATGGTTCAGCTAGTGAAGTTGCACAAATTACATTTAATACCCAAGGCCAAGCCACTGCGGTTAATAACGTAGCTATTGCAATCACAGCATCCAACGTATCTGGCTTAGCGGCTTCTGCAACAACAGATACAACTAACGCTTCAAACATCACTAGCGGTACTTTAGATAATGCCCGTACAAGTGCAACTGCGTCTAACGGTGCAAGCACAATTGTGGCTAGGGATGTTAACGGTAGCTTTGCAGCTAACTTAGGTGCTTTTGTATCCGTATCGGGCAATGGTTCAGCGGTAACAAGCTTAAACGCCTCAGCTATCTCTACTGGCACAGTACCTACAGCTCGTCTAGCTTCTGGTACAGCTAATAACACTACGTTCCTACGCGGTGACTCTACTTGGGCGGCCCTATCTGCACCAAACAACGGTACGTTGACAATGAACGTATCTGGTACAGGCTTGACGGGTTCAGCATCATTTACTGCTGACCAAGCAGGTAATAGTACATTTACTGTTGCTTCAAACGCAACCAGTGCAAACGGTGGCTCAACAATCGTAGCCCGTGACGCTTCAGGTAACTTTGCAGCGAACACTATTACTGCTACTTTAAACGGTAATGCTTCAACAGCTACAAGTGCAACTTCAGCTACAAGCGCTACTACGGCTACTACCGCTACTACAGCTAATGCGTTAAATACAGGCAATAACTACCAAGTTAATTCTATCGGAGTAGGCGCTGCGGCTTCAGGTACAGCAGGGCGCATAAATGCTACTACTGGTGTTTTTACTCCAGGTACTAGTGGTGTTTCCACAGGGGTTACTGTAGTTAATGGTGATTTGACCACTTATCGTTCTGGGGGAACTACAGGAGTAGTTTATTTAAGCAGCAGTGGGTCTCATTACCTATATTGGGACGGAACAAATTACAATTTAAACTCGGGTAATCTAGTCTGTACAGGAAACATAACCGCCTATTCTGATGAACACTTAAAGAAAAACTGGCGCCCTGTCCAAGAAGGATTTGTTGAGAAGCTTGCCCAAGTTAAGTCTGGTATTTATGACCGTACGGATATGGAAGTTACTCAGGCTGGTGTGTCTGCACAAGATATGCAAAAGCTATTAGCTGAAACCGTACAAACAGGCGAAGACGGCACTTTATCCCTTGCATACGGTAACGCCGCGCTTGTAGCTGCAATTGAACTAGCAAAACAGGTTGTTGAGCTTAAGAAAGAAATTGAACTCCTAAAGGCTAAATAATGTTCGCCGATTTTCCCTTAGCCGGAGCCCCGTTTGCCTCGCTAGGGAGTACTGGGGTTAGCGTAGCCGTTGCGGTTACGGGCGTAGAAGCACAAGGTCAAGTATCCGCCCCTACTGCGTTTATAGGTACTGCCAATGTATTCCCAACAGGGGTCACTAGTACGGGTGAAGTTGGCACTGTAGAAATTGACGCTAAGGCTAATCTATTCCCAACAGGAGTCACTGGTACTGGCGAAGTTGGCAATGTTCAAACCTCTGCTAAAGCTAATGTATTCGTAACAGGCATAGAAGCTCAAGGGTTCTTAGGCACCGTAGAAGTTGACGCTAAAGCTAATGTATTCGTAACAGGCGTAGAAGCACGAGGGTTCTTAGGAACTACAGAAGTTGACGCTAAAGCTAATGTATTCGTAACAGGCGTAGAAGCACGAGGGTTCTTAGGAACTACAGAAGTTGACGCTAAAGCTAATGTATTCATAACAGGCGTAGAAGGTTTTACAGAGTTAGGTACAGTAACTCAAAAAACTGTAAATAAAATATTTGTGACGGGTGTGGAAGCTACGGGCTTCCTAGGCACTGCAGAAGTTGACGCTAAAGCTAATGTATTCCCAACAGGGGTTGTATGCACCGGCCAAATTGGTGCTGCAGCCGTATCAGGTAAAGCCGTAGTAAACGTAACTGGCGTTGCTGGCACAGTATTTTTAGGCGTAGAACAAGTCTCTGCCGATGCAAATGTGTTTGTAACTGGCGTTGCTGGCACCGTACTTTTAGGGGTATCTGGAGCAAGTGGCGACGCAAATGTACAAGTAACTGGAGTTTCTGCCCGCGGAGTGGTGGCAAACGCGTTAGTTTGGGGTAAGATAGACACAAATCAAACACCTAACTATACTGATATAAATACCGCGCAGACCGTTAATTGGACTAGTATAAACACTGCACAAACATCAAATTGGACGCCGATAGCGGCCTAGGAGTTATAAATGGCAAGTACGTATTCAAACTTAAAAATCCAACTTATGGCTACTGGAGAAAACTCTGGTATATGGGGTAACGTCACTAACATCAATCTTGGCACAGCTATTGAAGAAGCAATTGTCGGTTCAGCAGATGTAGCGTTTTCTAGTGCTAACGTAACTTTGACGCTTTCAGATTCAAACTCCAGCCAGGTCGCGCGTAACTTGCGATTAAACCTAACAGGTACTACTGCAGGCGCAAGAAATTTGATAGTTCCCGCCATAGAAAAAGTTTATATCGTCAATAACGGATGCGCCGACGCTATTACAGTTAAGAACGCTACTGGTACAGGTATTGCGGTGCCAGCTGGCAAAACAATGTGGGTTTACAACACTGGCTCAAACGTAGTTGACGCAGTAACGCACCTATCTTCTTTGACTTTAACTACAGTATTACCAATATCATCTGGTGGTACAGGTACAAATCTAACGACATTCTGTAACTTACAATCTAACGTATCAGGTGTATTACCTAACGCAAATACAACCGCAGCTTCTGCAAACGGTGCTTCAACCATCGTAGCCCGTGACGCTTCAGGTAACTTTAGTGCTGGCACTATTACCGCTAACTTAACTGGTTTAGCTTCAACTGCTACAAATGCCACTAACGCTACTAGAATCACTAACTCAGGTGGCTGGGGCATAACCCCTTCTGGAACGACTTTGTTTTTTAGTTACAACGGCACAAACGTTGCTAAGTTAACATCAGCTGGTGATTTAACTGTAATCGGCGACGTAACTGCTTACGGTTCTGTTTAAGGAGTATTAAATGACAACCCCTACAGGTACCATATCGCTTAATGATGTGAACGTAGAACTTGGTTTATCAGGCACCACAACAATTCAAATGAACCAAGCAAACGTCCGCACACTCGCTGGTGTTGGTGGTTCAGGTACTATCATTTCTATGAATGACCTACGTGGCAAGTCAAACCGTGTAGCTATTAGTTCTACATTCTCATCAAGCACTGCAAATGCTTCATTAAACCTTTCTGCTCTTGGTGGATACGTTGCTGGCAAGACAGACTTTACAGTAACCATTAACGGTGGCGTGTATCTTTATGCAACTTCAACTGCTAACGCTGGTTTAACTCTTACTGGCGGTACTACTGGTGATACTTTAACTATTGTTAATAATGGTTTTATTATGGGTCAGGGCGGTGAAGGAGGAAACGGCACTAATACTGCGGGTGGCGCTCTTCCAACTGTAGGTGGAACTGCTTTGTCCATACCTATTTCTGCAACAATAAACAACACTAATGCTTCCGCTTATATTGGCGGTGGTGGCGGTGGTGGTGGTTGGGCAGCATTTGCTACTTATAGTGCCCCACTTATTATGGAAGGTGGTGGTGGCGGTGCTGGTGGCGGTAAAGGTGGTAATGGTGCTCGAGTAGGTGGTTCCGACCTTATTATTGGACCATCTGGGGGTGCAATTGGAAGTTCCGGTTCTAATGGCGGAACTACTAATACTGTTTATAGCAGTGGCGGGTCAGGGGGAAGAATATTCCCAGCAATAAATACATCAAAAACGTATACGTCAACAGGAAGTGCTGGCAATAGTTCATTCGGACTTGGTGGCTCAGGAGGAGGTACTGGGGCATTTTATATGATTGCAGTTGGCGTGACTGGAACATCTACTGGCGGTGGTGGAAATAACGCTGGTTCAGCATCTGTTACTGGAACTACAAACCAAAGTTCTGCTGGTGGAGGTGGTGGTGGTTGGGGTGCATCAGGCTCAAGTGGAGCTACCACTATGACTGGTGGTGGAGCTTCCGCTGGTGCGGCAGGCGGGAAAGCTGTAAACCTTAACGGGAACTCAGTAACTTGGGTATCAGGTAACACAACAAGAGTTTATGGGGCTGTATCGTGATTAGATATGCAGTTTTAAACCCTATGAGTGGGGAATACACAAAAGTTAATTCAGAACAAGAAGCTCAAAAATTAGCTGTTCAAAACATCATTGATTTTTATAAAAGCCATACGCACAGTCAGCTATACCAGCAAATTGAAGTAGACGAACAAGGTAATGAAACTTGGAAGTATGAGAACAATGGAACTGAATTGCCTATTGAATATTTAGAGCAAATTAAATCTGCGCTATGAAAAACTACACATTACCAAAAATAGAAATACCTGATACATGGATAAATGCACAAGCGTTTTGTGATTGGTACATGGATAATGGAATGCCTTTCAGACCTCCTAATAATGAAGTTTTTTTATCTGATGACGCTACTGCAACTTGCTTATTTAGACATAATCAATTTCAAGTAGAGCTTTATTTAATTCACCCCACGCCATTAATTCAATTACATGAACACCCTAACGTAGAAGTAATAAAATTAAGATTGTTTAAAGATGATGCTATTGCCACAGATACATTAATGATGGGTCAATCTCATGGAGATGGCATGAGGTCAGAGGCTAATGATAAAGGGTTTCAATTACTGGCTTTTCAGCATTGGAAAAAAGACAAGCCGACTACAATTGCATCCGCTTGGAAAGGCAAAACAGTTGGACCAAAACATGAGGCTCTTATTAAAAGATTTCACCCAAACGCATTGGTGTTAGATGGGTATGCAGACATAACGAAACCAAGTAACTATTTAGAGGTATTAAAAAATGGCACGAATCCCTGAAACCGAAGTAATGAATGACCCAGCAAGCGTTGATGGATACACATTAGCTACGCAAACTGGGGGATTGGCTAATTTTCTAATGAATAAAATGCCAAAAATAAATGACGAATTGGATATTGCTGATATTGGTTGCGGTAATTGGGCTTATGTTTCGTCTTTAGTATCTTTTTATCCGAACGCTAATTTGTTTGGGTACGACGCTTCCGCTTTAATGCTTGATAAAGCTAGGGAGATTATCCCGCAAAATAAATGCACGCTTACTGAAGTTAGTCCTAGTGATGTTGAAATACCAAGCAATAATTTTGATATTGTCATTAGTTCTTTATTGTTGCATCAATACTTAGACCCAATGGTAATGTGGAATACTATAAAAAGAATAGGAAAAGTCGGTTCAACATTTTACATGTTTGACTTATTAAGAGTTGAAGATGAGGCTATTTGTAATGACATTGTAAAAAATTACGCACCTCCAATTTCAACTGTTGAATTTCAAAAAGACTATTTTAATACTTTAAGAGCATCATTTACTGTTGAAGAAATCCAACAACAATTATCTGAAGCTGGGCTAACTGCAACCGTAACAACGCAAGAAATTTATCCTAATTGCTCAGTTGTTTACATAACAGGAACGCTATGATTATCCAAAACGAAGCAACTAAACTAGAAGACGGCACCCTAGCGCCAGCGCATAAGATTGAAATCTACTGCCCAAGCTGCAGCCGTGACGTAGATGAGGCTGAACTAGCCGCACAGAAATGCAGTGATTGCGGCGCTGACTTATCTACACCTAAACAATCTGTGGGTATTGTAGTAACGTCTAAGCCGATTGGCACAAAAATCTGGGGTCAATAATTGAAAGATTTACTGCCACAAATACTGGCTTATGTTAGTAGCCCCTTTAGGCTATTTGCTATTGTTGTTATGGCAGTATTAACTTTTGCTGGTTACTTTGTTTGGCAGAACCAAGAAGTAATGATTGGGGCTTATAAAAAGTCTAAAGAATTACCTGCAATGAACTCTAGCAAGTATGAAGACGCATCAAAACTACTTTTCAAAGGGGTGGGTGCTGATGTTGTTGTTATATTCTCAGTAAATACGGTGTTGGGTAATCGTGTTGTAGAAAGAGCTTATTTACCTGACCAACGCTACAAAGAATTTGATGGGTATGATGTGGGCCTATTTAGCAAAAATTTAGCTAATAATAATGACATTATTAAGTTAATGGCCGATGAGATACCTTGTTCAGAATACCCTAAAGCTCAGTCAGAGATAGGTCTTTGGTACAAAGCCATAGGTATTAATTACACGTGCCGTATTGCAGTACCACCTAGCAACAATCAATTTATTGGGCAAATCACGGTTGGTTGGAAAGAAAAACCCGCTGACCCTGAAGCCATGTTAATAATTGCATCATCAATGCTTATGAGGAAATAATGGAAGCACTTATATCAATACTTAAATCAGCAGCCCCTGCTTTAGCTACGGCTGTTGCTGGTCCTTTAGGCGGTGCGGCGGTTACTATGATTGCTGACAAACTTGGCTTATCGGATAAAACAGTTGACGCGGTGACGCAAGCGCTGACTACAAATCCTGAGAGTATTCAAAAACTTAAAGAGCTAGACCTTGAGTTTGCTAAGGTTGACGCTGCTGACCGCGATTCAGCACGCAAAATGCAGATGACAAATAGGTCTAGAATGCCTGCGGTTTTGTCCGTTGTTACGATTATCGGGTTCTTTAGCTTGTTGCTTGGTGCAGCTACTGGTTATTTATCATTGACAGGCTCTGATGTGATGATGTTATTACTCGGTGTACTAGCAAGAGAGACCGCTTCTGTTTATAACTTCTGGTTAGGTTCAAGCAACAGCAGCCAACAAAAAGACATGGTTAAAGGACTCAAATGAACCTAACCCCACACTTCACCCTTGAAGAACTAACCACTAGCGAGACAGCTGTCCGTAATGGCTTAGACAACACCCCAGGCCCTGTTGCGTATCAAAACTTAGTGCGTTTAGCTAACTTCCTAGAAGAGGTTAAAAAGGTGCTTGGTGGTAAGCCGATTATGATTAATTCAGCTTATCGTGGTCCTGAAGTAAATAAGCACGTAGGTGGGTCTAAGGCAAGCCAGCATATGGTTGGTTGCGCTGCTGATATTCGTGTTCCTGGAATGACCCCAGATGCTATTTGCCGTGCGATTATTGCTTCAAAACTTCAGTATGACCAGTTAATCCGTGAGTTTGATTCTTGGACACATATCAGCATACCTAACGAAGAGGGCTCGACACCGAGAGGCCAAACGCTTATCATTGACCGTGCAGGAACCCGTCCATTTGTCTGAGGTAAATTATGCCATTCCAGAAGCTACAATTTAAGCCTGGGGTCAATCGAGACCAAACTAACTACACTAACGAGGGTGGTTGGTACGAGTGCGACAAAGTTAGGTTTCGTTCTGGTATGCCAGAAAAAATTGGGGGTTGGTTAAAAGCCACATCTCAAACAATGATTGGCTCATGTCGCCAGCTATTTGGATGGGTTACGTCTTACACTGATAACTTCTTAGCTTGTGGCACAAATAAAAAGGCCTATATTGAAGTTGGTGCTATTTTTTATGACATTACGCCGCTACGTGCCGCTACACCAACGCTAACTACTCCTGTTACAGATAACTGTATTACTACAACTAATGGGTCAAGTACCGTAACTATTGTGGCGGTTGGGGCTGCGCCGATTGAAAATAACTACGTTACTATTTCCGGCGCTACGGCGGTTGGTGGTATTTCCGCCGCATTATTAAACGCAAACCACAAGATTGTTACTGCGATTAATACAAATGCTTTTACTATAGTTGTAGGGGCAAATGCTACGTCTGGTGCGACTGGCGGCGGTACTGCGATTGACTTAGAGTTTGAAATTAACGTTGGTAATGCGTCTTCTACACTAGGCTATGGCTGGGGCACAAGTACATGGAACGACAACTTTGGTTGGGGCTTATCTAGCCCAGTGCCTATTGACTTACCGCAGCAAGATTGGTGGTTTGACCAGTTTGATAACAACTTAGTTATGAATATTCGTAACGGCCCTATTTATTACTGGGAGCGTGGTACAGACCCTAACCCTGGTGTTTCTTTAACTACAAGGGCTGTTTTACTGTCTACTATTTCTGGAGCCGCTGACGTACCTAATAAGGCTATGCAGACATTGGTATCTCAAAACGATAAACATTTGTTAGCTTTTGGTTGCCAACCCTACGCAGGTCTATCTACTGACTATGACCCACTGTTAATTCGTTGGGCTTCTCAAGACGACCCTGGTATGTGGACACCACAAGTAACTAACACGGCGGGCTTTCTTCGTGTAGGCCGAGGTTCTAACATTGTGCGGGCTGTACCAACACGTCAAGAGATTCTAGTGTTTACTGAGTCTACGCTTAATTCGTTGCAATTCACTGGCACTTCTGATGTGTTTTCATTGCAAGAAATTGGCGATAATATATCTATTATTGGCCCTCGTGCAGTTACTGTAGTTAACAATATGACCTTCTGGATGGGTCACGATAAGTTCTATGTCTACTCAGGTCGAGTAGAAACACTCCCTTGTACCTTACGTAACTTTGTGTTTAATAACATTAACTTTGACCAAGCCGACCAAATTGTGTGCGGGACTAATGAAGGTTGGAATGAAGTTTGGTGGATGTACCCAAGTGGCACAAGTCAATATAACAATGCTTACGTTATTTACAATCATTTAGAACGTATTTGGTACTACGGCAATATTTCTCGCACCGCTTGGATAGATAGCCCGTTGCGTGAGTTCCCACAAGCTGTGTTTACTGATGATACGACTGAGTTAAGTTACTTATATAACCACGAATCTGGCACAAACGATGACGGCGCACCGATGACTGCTTATATTCAGTCTTCTGACTTTGACCTAATGGAAGGCGACCAGTTTGTATTGACACGTCGTATGATTCCTGACGTTAACTTTGATGGCTCTACGGCTACTAACCCAGAGGCTAACTTCATTATTCGTCCACGCAACTTCCCAGGCAGTTCGTTCTACAACAACGCAAGTAATACGCAACGGGTTATTCAAACTACGGTTAATCAATTCACAGAGCAAGTATTTATCCGTGCCCGTGCTCGTCAGTTAGCATTAAAAATTGAATCTACTGGCTTAGATACACAATGGCAACTAGGTAGTCCGCGTTTAGATATGCGTCCGGACGGTAAGAGATAATGCCGATTATTCAAAAAAGGTTTGTTGCCCCTGCGCTTCCTACGGCGCCAGCTGAATACGACCAGCGTAGAGATGACCAACTTAACTACTCTCTGCGCTTGTACTTTAACTTACTGGACAGATATTTAGCTTCATTCGCTGGGTCAAGCGGTGGGTCAATAATTAGTCTTCCTTTTATTGCGGCTTCAGACAGCACCGACCAGCTTGCAACAGCATCAAATACAGCTACGGCTGTTAAATGGGATACGCTTGAAGGCGGTAACGGGTTTACTCTAAATGCTCCTGGGTCAGCTACAGCACTTTTTTCTGGTGTATACAAGATTACATACAGTCTTCAGTTTACAAACACTGACAACGTTGCCCATGATGCGGCGGTATGGTTAAAAATAGATACGGGTTCTGGGTTTGTAGATGTACCTCGTTCAAGCACAATATTTACTGTGCCAGCCCGTAAAAGCGCTGGAGTCTTTTCGTATGTAACTGCGTACTCCGAAGTAGTGTTTACACTAAACGCAGGAGATATAATGGAGTTGTACTGGGCAACTAACCAAGCCTATGCCATTTCTCCTGCAACAAACGGTGTTTATATGGAGCATTTAGCAGCGCAAACCAGCCCGTATGCCAGACCTGCTACTCCGTCTGCAATTGGCTCAATAACATTTGTATCGGCAACAGCAACATGATAACATTCAACATAATTAACCCAGCGGGGCAACAATGAGCCTACATGTAGCAGCAAAACACTTAGCGTCTAAAGGACGTGATGGCGACACCGAATTAGTCCATATGACTAAGGGTGAGATTAAAGGTCTTCAAGGACTAGCTTTAGCGGCTGGTGGTTCTCTAAGTATTAACCCTGATACGGGTCTTGTTGAAGCTAATTTTTTAAAACGCATGCTGCCTTTAATAGCGGGTGCGGCGCTAAGTCCGTTTCTTACTCCTATGGGGGCGGCTGCAGTTGTAGGTGGCTTTGAAACGGCTAGAACTGGGGATATTGGTAAAGGATTGATGGCTGGTTTAGGTGCCTACGGTGGTGCTGGTTTAACAAGTGGATTAAGTACAGCAGGTGCACAAACTGGTGCTGCTGGAACGACAACAGCTGGTGTACAAGCTACCCCAATAGCAACAACGGCAACTGAAAACGTAGGTGCGAATGCTTTAAGAGAATCTGCTGGCGCAGGATTATCAACCCCAATAAGTGCCCCACCAGTAAATATGGGTGCGGAAGCATTAAAAGCGAGTGTAACTCCTCCAGTTACTATGGGTAACGTAGGAGCAGGATTTAGTGCAGACCCTAGCGCTATTTACAATGCAATGCCAAAAGGTACTATGTTGGGGTTAGGTGCAACTACTGTTAATGCTTTAACTCCAGAATATGAAATGCCTGGGCCTACGGAGGAAGAAGATTACGGTCCATACAAGTTAAAACGTTTATCAGCTAATTTCCAAGGTTCTACTCCTGTACAGCCAAATCCATACTATAGACCTACTGGTTTAGGTTACGCTGAAGGCGGTGATGTAATGCTTGCTGCTGGTGGTTCTTATGATGACGAGCCTATTGGTGATATGCCTGGTATGGCTTCTGGTGGTGTTGCTGCTTACTCTAACCAAGGACAAGTACGTCATTTACCAGAGTCAGTAGGTATTCCAAGAACAGGTATTTTCCGTGATACAGATTCTGATACTGCTCTAAAAGACGCATGGGAAGCGACTCAAGTTCGTAACAAAAAACTAGCTAAAGCTACGAACGTCAAACTAGCTGCTATGCCAAAGACTTCTGTTAAGGGTCTTGGAGATGTTGAACAGATGGCTGGCGGTGGTCTAGGGGGGTACTCAGATGGTGGAAGAATGCTTAAAGGTCCTGGCGATGGTATGTCTGATAGCATCCCTGCCACTATTGGTCGTAAGCAACCCGCGAGGTTGGCTGATGGTGAGTTCGTTGTCCCTGCTGATGTTGTGTCGCATCTTGGGAATGGTAGTACTGATGCTGGCGCTAAACGGTTATATGGAATGATGGATAAGATTCGCAAAGCCCGTACTGGCAAAAAGAAACAAGCACCCGCTGTTAAAGCGGATAAATATTTACCGGTTTAAGGAGTAGGTTATGGGTATGGGTAGCGGTGAAGGTAGTTTTGGTGGTTTGTTTGGGCGGCTTTTTAGTGAAAATGAATTGTTAGAACAAAAATTAAAAGCCGAAGAAGCTGCAAGGATTAGAGCTGAAGGCGGAACGCCACTTGGAGAAGACCCAGTTAGAACGCAAACACCCTACGCGCCACCTACACAAACTTCTCAGTATGCTAATCCTATACCGCAGTATATGCCGGCTAGATTTGATGCCACTCCTTATGGGCAAGCATATCAACAACAGTTTGGGCAAATGATGCCACAACTAGGGCAATCTTTACCCCCAGTAGAAACTCTACCTCCCGCACAAATTCCACAAGCACAGACGCCAATAAGCGGCTTAGGCGCTTTGGCACAACTTTACGGTACGTATAACGCAGCTCCTCAGACTGCAGAAGCACAAGGCGCTCATGCCGCATCTCTAGCTGCGGCGGCTAATACTTCAATTTAATGGAGTTACAAATAAGCACCTTATGGATTGAGCGGCTGCTAAAAAAGCCGTTCCATAAGCATTCTTTAGTAGGCGATAAAAAGTTTCATGATGCCTACTATTTTCCTGTAGCTAAAGAACTAGAAGACAACTTTACAGAGATACAAGCTGAGTTAAAAGGTTTATTGCAAAGATACGACGACTTTGCACCTTTTCAGTCTATCTCACCAGACCAAACATATATTTCTAACGACGACCGTTGGAGAATGTTCTTTTTTAAAGCCGCTGGGGTTAACTTTGGGCGTAATAAAGATTTTGCCCCAAAGACAATGGCAATACTAGACAAACACCCTGAGATTATTTCTGCTTATATTTCGGTATTAGGCCCGCATAAGATGCTTAACCCACACGAAGGTCCATGGTCTGGTATCTTGCGTATGCACTTAGGTGTTGTGATTCCGGGTAATAAGCAGTGCACTTTAATTAACGGTGGAGAAGCGTATCACTGGGAAGAAGGTAAAACGGTTTTGTTTGATGACACCTATGAACATGTAGCTATTAATGACACCTCTGAAATCCGTGCTATTCTGTTCTTAGATGTAATGCGTCCTTTACCGCAACCCTGGAAGTTTATTAACTGGGCTATTCTTAAAATGTCTAGACTATTCCCTTATATTTGGATACCCTACTTTAGACATAAGAAGTGGGAAAAGCAGTTTTATAAGGATGCTAAATGATTGAAATATCAATGGTACCCCCGCAGTATGTAGCTCAGTGCTGGCCTAAAATAGAGGGTTACATTGAGAAAGCCGCGGAGTATACTTATGGTAGATTTACTGCGGGTAATATTTATGATTTAGTTTCCGAGGGCGATTACCAATTATGGATAGCGTTTGAGGGGCAAAACATTTACGGCGCAGTAGTAACGAATATAGTAACTTACCCACAAAGAAAACTATTGTGTATGCAGTTTTGCGGTGGGGAAGACTTAGCATCTTGGAAAGACCCGATGCTTGCTTTACTGCGTAGATTTGCTAAAGATGTTGGCTGCGATGGAATTGAGTCGACAGCACGCCCAGGATGGGCTAAGATATTTCAAAATGATGGGTTTGCAGCCCATTGGGTAACATTTGAGTTACCTTTAGATATGGAGAAAGAGCATGGGTAAAGGCGGCGGCGGTGGCGGCGGTCCACAACAAACAACGGCTTATCAAACTAACATACCGGAATACGCAAAACCGTATGTGATGAGTATGCTTGGGGCTACCCAAGAACAGTTGTTTAATACACAAAACGGTGAGATTACTGGGTTTAAGCCATACCAAGCATATTCTTCCGACCCTACACAATACTTTGCAGGGCCATCTAGTTTACAAACTAGTGCCTACAATGCCGCATCTCAATTACAGTCGCCAAGTCAATATCAAGTAGGTAGCCAACTTGCGGGTATGTCTGGTTTAGGACAACTAGGTACTGCTGGGCAAGCTGGTATGTTTGGGCAGCAAGGTGCTGGATTAGGTTTAATGGGCGCTATGCAAGCAGCCCCTGCATTTGGTGCTGGTTCACAATATGCTCGTAGTGTTACTGACCCTTCTCAGGTTGGGGCTTATATGTCTCCGTACCAGCAAGGTGTTACTGATGTTGCTAAAAATGCAGCTATTCGTGAAGCTCAGTTAGCACAGCAAGCTAGTAATTTAGGTGCAGCTCGTCAAGGTACTTATGGCGGTGCACGTCAAGCGTTGCAACAATCTGAACGTGAGCGTAATTTATTAGGTAACTTATCTAATATCCAAGCACAAGGTTCTCAATCCGCGTACGACCGAGCTATTCAGGCTCAACAGTTTGGGGCTAATTTAGGCTTACAAGGTATTCAAACTGGGCTTCAAGGCGTTCAAGCTGGTATGCAAGGTATTGGTCAAGGCTTACAAGGCGTTGGTGCACAACAAGCCGGTTATGCTGGCGCAGGTCAAGCAGCTTCTACATTAGGTCAATTAGGTAGTGCGCAGAACCAGGCAGACCTAGCTAACATTGGTTTACAGAATCAGCTTGGCGGTCAGCAACAACAGTATCAACAGAACATTATCAATCAAGCTATCCAAGACTACGCTACTGCTCAGCAGTACCCAATGATGCAGTTGGGCTTTATGTCTAATATGCTTCGTGGTTTGCCAATGCAAGCAACTACAACTCAAACTTATCAAGCTCAACCTAACTTAGCTACTCAAGCTATTTCTGGTTTGGGTACCGCAGCTGGCGCTTACAAGGCATTTGGCTTTAAAGAAGGTGGCGCAGTTAAAGGTTTGGCTAATGGTGGCTCAACTGGTATGGCGCAACAAAGTGAGTCTGCTCAAGGCATTAAAGCTCAGTTATTATCTATGCCAATGGAGCAAGTAGCTCAGGTAGCACAAACAAGCCCAAGCGAAACAGTACGTGCTATGGCTAATGAAGTGCTAATGGAAAAGCGTATGCAAGCCCAGGCTGAGCAACAAGCTGAGCAATCTATTATGCAAGACCAACAACCTCGTGGTTTAGCAGCGGCTCCAGCTCCTTCAATGGATGCAATCGGTGCGGCTGGTGGGGGCATTGTGGCTTTTGCTACGGGCGACCAAGTTGAAGAAGAGGAAGATAAGTACGGACAGTATGTAAGGGATGTGCAAAGAGCACGTCTAGCAGCTGGTGTAGAAGGCTCTCCTATTGACCCTAAACTTAAAGCTATGTACGAAGAGCGCCTTGCTGGTTTGCCAGGCCGTCGTGAAAGTGATACTGGTCTAAATATGATTGATTTCTTCAGTCGTATGAATAAGCCCGGTTCTACTTTGTCTGCTGGTATTGCAGCAGCAGGTGAGGCACTTCCTGGTATTGCAGCTCGTCGTAAAGAGTTAGCTGCTGAAGAATTAGCCGCAACTAAGGGTATGTCTGACCTTACTTTGGCTGAACGCGCTGAGAAACTTGGTATTTCTAAAGAAGCCATGGGTGCTTACGAGAAAGAAATGGACCGAGAGAAAGCTCTTGATGTTGCACGTATCGGTGCCGCCCAACGTCCTACTGATTTAGATAGAACTACTAGCGCCATTCTCGCTGATTTAATTGATAAAGGTGCTGCTGATAATGCAGCTACTAGAGCAACGGCTAGAAAACAAGCAATTGAAGTAACAGGCCTTGCGTTTCCAAAAGCTGCAGGTGCACAAGAAGATAGACTTACTAAAGCTTATAAAGACATCGACGATAAGTATTTCCTTGAGAAGCTTCAAGCGGGTGATAATAAAGATAAACTTGCTGAGGTTCAAGCTAAGATTGACAAAGAAAGAGCTATTGCAGAACAACGTCTACGTATTGAACCTACTCCAGCTCCTAGCACTAGCTCTGGTCGATTCCCTAAACCTGATATTTCAAAGGTACCTAACGTTCCTGAAGGTTCTAGCATTGGTGCACAAACAAATAAGGGCTGGGAAGTTAAGGACAAGGATGGTAAAGTTATAGGGCACATTCAAAAATAAGGGCTCTATATGCGATTTGTACCTATAGACGAGGTTGAAAAGGAAGAACCTAGTGGGTTTAGGTTTGTTCCTTTAGGCCAAGAAACTCCTGCTAAAGAGCAAGAAGTTTCAGGTGTGCAAGACAAAAAACAAAAAGGTAAAAGTGTCCTTGAGGGCACTACTTTGTCTGAAGGTGAAGCCCCAGTAAAACAAGAAACAGTTAAGCTTCCTGGCTTTGAACACTTGTATCCGTCTGAGGAAAGTCCGTTTAATCTAAGTGAGCAATCGCGTACCGAAAAGCTAATCATGCAGGGGTTAGACCCTGAGTTTGCTCGTGCCACAGCCCGTAGAAATATTGCTGAAGGTAAAGCAACTACCGGTAAAGAATATGGGATTGCTAGAGAAACTCCAGAAGAAGTGCAGTTAGCAGAAGACCTTAAATACGTATCAGGCAAAACAGGTATTGAAGATACCGCCCAAGTACTTAAGCGAGCAGGGGTTAAAGCTACTACAGGTATGGCGCAAGCTGGCGGCGGTATGCAGCGTTTCGTTGGGGAGATGCTAGACCTAGACACCTCTGACGAGACTAAAACACTAGACCAAATCAATACATTCACCCAAAGTATGGGTGAGGCACCAAATAAACCTGTTCAAATTATTGAGGGTGCATTTAACTCTATCGGCCAACAAATGCCTGCATTGGTAGCAGGTGTTGCAACTGGTTCACAGCCTTTGGTTTTAGCTTCTATGTTCGCTAATTCCTTTGGTCAAAACTATGATGACAGCCGCCGTAGAGACCTAGATGCAGTGGATTCTACCGCTCGTGCTGCAGCTTATGCTGCGTTTGAAGTTATTGGTGAGAAGTTTGGTTTGGGCGACCAGTTAACAGCACTTAAAAAAGCAGCCACTGGGGTAGCTGAAAAAGACCTAGCTGAGTTTTTTGCAAAAGCGCTAGCAAAAGAAATTCCTGGTGAGCAGCTAACTTATGCTGGTCAGTTCGCCGTAGATAAAGGGTTTGGGTTAAACCCAGAAGCCGGTTTAAAAGAATTTATCCAAGGTGCTGTTGACACCATGTTAGTAACTGCAACCCAAGGCGGTATTATGTTGGGCGGCGGTATGACTATGAATAAACTTGTCGGTGGTAAGGGTGGTAGACAAGAAGAGCCTGAGCAAAAGACCGCTGCTGAGTTAACCAAAGAAAAAGGCTTTACCTTTGTACCCTTAGGTCAGACTAAAGAAGAAGTTGTAGCTGCTCCTATTGAAAAAGCTGAACTCAGAGAACCAACCATGAAGAACATGAGGGAAGATTTTGACTCTCTCATTGGCAATTTACAAGAGAAATACAACTCTAATGTCGACCGGTTAAAACAAAAGTTTGCAGAAATTACAGGTAAAACTACTGCGGAAGAAGTAGACCCAGTACAAGCACAGTTTAAAGATACTGTTGCACGTTACCAAGATATGGGTATGACTCGTGCGCAAGCCAGACAGTTGGCTAACCAAGATTTTGAGGAGGCCGGATATGGAGATAGACTTGACGCCGGAACAGTTCAGCCTAGCGTTTCAGTGCCTAGTGAACAACGCGGAGCCGACGCCGGAACTCCAGCACCTATCGGGCGAGGAGTGGGAAGAGATAGCGAAACTGCTGTTCTTCCTTCAGGCGGAGCAGAAGCTCAGCCAAGTGCACTAACACCAGCACAAGTTAGAGCCCAAGCTAATTCACAGGCTCTAGAGGTATTTAAAGCACCTAGAACAGAAAACCCAGATGGTACGCTTACTTATAGCGCCCCAACTCCAGCAGTGCAAAAACAAATAGATGCCTACTCATTGGGCGCTTATGATGCTGCGCAGGGGTTTGATGGCGCTAGATATGCAGCGGATATGAAAGGTAAAGAAAAGAAAGCCTATGAAGAAGGCTTTACTTATGGACAACAAGTAGTTTCAAGTTTACCTACTGACAAATTAGAAGTGTCACAAGATTTAGTAGACCTTCGTAAACAAATGGTTGCAGCTGATGAATTGGCTGCTAGGTCTAAGTATGGTCCTGATAAACGTAACGCTACGATGGCATCTAGACGCTACCTTGCTGCTATGGAAAAAGCCACTGGTACAAAAGAAACCACAAGTCCTGAATGGCAAGCGTTAAATGACGCGGTTATACAACAATCAGAAGCCATCCCTGCTGTGGAAGAATTAGAAGAGATAGCTGCACCTACTCCAGCATCCGTAGAAGAAACAGTTACACCTATTGCACCTGTTAAGCAGGGCAAACCTCGTGGTCGTAAGAAGTTAGACCTTACGGAAGAAGAAGCGGCGGCTAAGAAAGCTGCTAGAGCTGAGCAAACTAAAGAATGGAAAGCAACTAATAAACAACTATTAGACGCCCAGAATGTGCTTAATCTTGAAGCGCCTGTTAGAGAAGAATTTACTAACGAAGATGCGTACCTTGATGCAAGTATGCGTTATAGAACAGACCGCCAAGCAGCCCTAGACCTATTAAATGGTATGGCAACTGGACCTCGTCGCAATACTGCATTGGGTAAAACTGCGCAAACAGGCTTGGCGAACCCAAATATTACGCCACAGGAATTAGCAGCGGTAAAAGAACGTGAAGCACTACGTAAAGGCACAGCTCGTGCAGAACTAATTGAAGCTACTAATGGTGTTGAGAATGATAAATATGCAGACTTTAGTAATGGTGGACAAGCTTTATCTTGGATTGCCAAGAATGGTAACGAGTTTGAGTCTACGCTAGCTAAGCGCATACTGCCTTTTGTTCGCAACATGCGGGTTGTTATTGTTCGTTCAAGCGCTGATTTACCTACTAATTATTTACGCAGCCAGTTTGAAGGTGCTGCGGGTATGTACTCCAACGGGGTTATTTATCTAGACGCTAATGGTGGCATGAACAACACAGTGTTCTTGCATGAAGCCTTGCATGGTGCAACCATTGACCGTATTAACAAGTACCTAGATGATGTCGCCGAAGGACGTGAACCTGAAGCTAAGCTAGCTGAAGCCGTAGAAGAAATGAATGCGGTGATGAAGAGTGCTGGCCGTCTATACGACGCACTTAATAAGCTAGGTATGACCGATGAGCGTACGGATGCCTTGGCACGTGCTAATGCCTTTACTGATATTAAAGAGTTTGTAGCTTACGGCATGTCTCAGCCAGCTATGCAAGAGTTCTTGTTGCAAGCACCAGGTATGTATTTAGGCCCTAAAACTTCTTTCTTTGATGGTGTATTTAACCGTTTTGTACAGTCTATCCGCAAGATGTTTAACATGGGGGAGAAACATAACTCCGCTATGCAGGACCTAATTATCGTTACAGATAAGCTGTTAGCCACAGAGATTGGTGAACCTAAGGTTACTAAGCAGCAAGCAGCTCTTGCCAAAAAGCAAACTCAGAAGTTTGATGCGGATGCGGAGAAGATACGTTTATCAAATACATCTACTGATATGGTCAGTGCCATCGGCGAGTCCATAGATAACCACAGTTTTGAGCCTATCAAAGAACTACTAGATGCACGCTTCGAAGACCTTGGTAACGGGTTTATTAAGAAGACCCTTTACACCATGCAAACTGCTGACATCCTTCGTTGGAAGGGTAATGAGATTCCAGCACTTGTAGAAGTAGATGCTTTAACCCAAGAAATGTCCGCCATGCGTATGCGTATGATGGCTGCATCCGCTAAGAAGGCTGATGCCTTGGCCGCGTTTATCCGTAAGAATGGTTCAGTGGCATTAAGTAACACAATGCACTTGGCTCGTTTAAAGAAGGTTAGCCCTACAGAACATGCCACGGCAGCCGATGCTATCAAAGCAGACCCAATTATTCAGCAGTACGAAAGACTAAACGCAGACCCAGCTACAGACCCTGCGGATATTCCTGTTAATAAAGGAATGATTACCCGCCGTACTAATCAAATCCAAGCTGTATACGTTGCATGGGATGCGTTAGGTAAGCAAAAGGGTGGGCACGAGATGTACAAGATGGTACGTCAATACTACCAGGATGCCTATACGGCTACCCGTACGTTGCTAAATGAGCAGATTGATGCTCTACCGATTGATGCTGCTGCTAAGGCTAAGTTACTTAAGTCAGTGCGTTTAATGCACGAGAAGAGTGTTGGTGCGGCTGCTGAAACTGTTTTAGATGAAGATGGCACCCCTTTTGCTGAAGTGTCATTTAAAAACTTGCCAGAAGATTATTTCCCATTCAAGCGTTATGGCGAGTACTGGTTGCGCATAGAAGGCGGCCCAGCAGGACGAGAGTTCTACCTATTTGAGAATGGTAAAGACAGAAACTTATTCCAAGCTCGCCGTGCACGTGAGTTAGGTGTGGACCGTAATGACCCCAAGACTTTCTCTAAGGGTGACGATATTCACGCACTACGTCAGAACTTCCAAGATAGCAGTATCATGTTGCAAGAGATGTTTGCTGCTATTGATGGGGCAGATACCTCTAAAGCACCTGTTAATTTTTCAGAAGATATAAAAGACCAGTTGTATCAGATTTATCTACAGACTATGCCTGAGCGTAGCTTCCGTAAGCAGTTTATTCATGCTGACAAAGTAACTGGTTTTAGTGCCGACATCCTCCGTAACTTCAAGACTTCTGCTACGGCTTACTCTAATCAGTTAGCCAAGCTTAAATACGGCACAGAAATTAACAACAGCATCCGACGTGCAAGAGATACTTTAGCGGGTATGCCAGCAGATATGCGTGGGCGTATGGAGTTATTCGTCAATGAGATGGATAAGCGCGCCCAAGATGAGATTAACCCACCAGAAGATAGCGGTTTAGCAGCTGGTGTAAATCAGTTTGCGTTCATCATGCTATTGACTGGTGCAGCCTCTGCCGCCACCCAGATGGCGTCTATTCCTATTATGGTAATGCCAACCTTATCTCAACAATACGGTTACGGCAAGGCTAGCGTGGAATTAGCTAAGTTAATGCCTATCTGGAAGTCAGTTGGCTTTACACAAAAAGATGCTGAAACCGGAGAAGTAACATACACAGCACCTTCTTTAGCTTCTTCTGACTTGGCGAGAAAAAACCCTAATCTCAATCGTGCCTTCCAAGAAGCGATGGAGAAGTACAACTTATTTAGTCTTACCAATACTTCAGTAATTACTGATACTGCTAGAACTCCTGATGATGCACCAGAGACACTTCTAAGAAAAACAGGTCAAACAATAAACAGAGGTATGACTGCCTTGTTTACTGGTTCAGAGCGTATGAGCCGTGAAATATCGTTTGCCATGACATTTAACTTAGAGTTTGCTAAGTCTGGTAACTTTGATGAGGCAGTTCAAAAGGCAGTGCAGACTACACATGAGTTATTGGGTCGTTATGACAACATGAACCGCCCTCGTGTCTTGCGTAACTTTGCGGGTAGAACAATCGGTCAGTTTAAGATGTACTCTATCTTTATGACTTCATGGTTTATCCGTAACGCAAACACTATGTTCCGTGAAGGCTTAGGAGAAGCGGAAGGGCGTGCGGCTACACAACGTATGGCTGGCGTTTTATTAATGGGTAGCTTGTTCCACGGCTTAGTGGGCATGCCTATGTATAGCGTGATAACTTCCGTAATTGACGCCCTTTCTGATGAGGAAGACGAAGAAGTTAAGAAGCGCCTTGCAAAGAACCCGTTGACAGCCATGAACTCTAACTTCCGTTTCCGTTACGAGTTCTTACCAAAATACTTTGGTGAAATCACTATGCCTGGGCTAGATGGTAGACAGCATAGTTTGGCAGAAGTGCTAGAAAAAGGCCCTATATCCGCATTGACTGACATTAACTTCAGCTCCCGTACCTCTTTTGACGGCATGTGGTGGCGCGAAGCTAAACCAGGTAAGACATTTGTAGAAACTGCGCAAAACATTATTCTCTCCAACTTAGGTCCTGGTGTATCTACTGGATTTAATATGGCTGGTGCAATTGATGACTTCTCTAATGGCAAGATTCAACGTGGTTTAGAGAAACTTGTACCTGCGTTCTTTAGAGGTTCTTTAGTTTCTTACCGTCTTGGTACTGAAGGTGCTGAGACTAAAGGTGGTGACAAGCTACTTAAGCAAGAAGAAATAAATACTATGAACTTAATAGCAGCGGCTACTGGGTTCCAACCAACACGTTTATCACGTATTCAAGAAAAGAACTTTGCAATACAAAAAGAACTAGTTGAAGCGGGTACCAAACGTACTAAGTTACTACGTCGCTTGAATGAGATTGCCTTGGATGACAAGGTAGACGGTAAAGACATTTCTAATGCTATCAAAGATATTGTTGAGTACAACAAGCGCTACCCGATGGAGAAGTTTTTAATTCAGCCGGACACAATTCGCAGGTCTTTAGAGACTATGGCTGAAAAACGCGGTATGACTATACGCGGTCAGTACATGGATAAGAAGCTTGCACCATACGTCTACCCTTCAACTAAGGCAGTGACCCCACTCAAGGAAGAGTAAAAAACCCCCACACGAGGTGGGGGCCGAAGAGTTGGAAGGAGCTATCTTCCTAAGGAAAAGCAGATGAGGAGTCTGCGGGATTAGTATATCCTACATTCTCCAAATTCGTAACCCTCGAACACCATCTTCAATCACAGTTTTGATTAAAACTTCCATTTTTAATCGTTTTGTGACACGTAAAACTTCTTTCTTAGCAGAACTATCATCAAGGCAGGGGATGAATATTGAGTACCCTACCTTGAAATTTCTCCAGTTAATGTTGTAACTAACCTTGTCTATCAGCATCGTTGCCAACAAACGCATCTACGTTAATGAAGTCTGGTACTGCGCAGTTAAACTCAAGTGCATGTACTCCCGGAGAAACAATCTTCATACCTTTTGACATACGCTTATTGTCTGCACCAATATAAATACCCTTGGCTTTTAGGTCTTTCAGTGTATCTTTGTACGATGCTTGAGACTCCACGCAGTCCTTCTTAAACGCCTTAGCCACAATAAACAACTTCTTAGTGTCTGGCTCGTAACGGATAACCAAGTCACCCTTAGGCTCCTGCTTCGGTAGTACCTGCATGTTGGTACGCTTATCAACCTCGTCGTCCACAATTAACATGTTCTGAATATGGCGGTTAATAAAGTCACCGATGATTGATGCTGAGTTATTAGCTGGTGGGGTTACATCTTCACGAATACCTTTCAACATTTGCTCAGTAGCCCATAGGTAGACAGCACGCATATCGAAGTCATGAAGTCCTAAATTACGTGCAATCAATCCGCCTGTAATGTTACAAGCAATAACCGCTGACCAAAAGCGCTCACGATTTGTTAAGTGCATTTCCTTATCAATCTTCTCTTGGATAGCACGCATGCTACTTACTACTTCTTCCAAGTTGTTCAATAAGTAACCACAGTAAATATCACCCGCATGGCCGTAGTTCTCTTGTAACTGGTGGTCAAACATCTGCTTAGCTACAGCTGGCGGGATAATATTGCTTGGATGAATCTGATACTCTAGTAGACGCATCATCTCACCGTCCGGGCTGTTCTTGTGCACGCCTAACTTCTCATAGAAACTAGCGTTTGAACTGGCTAAGGATATGGTTTGCCAAGTAGTTGTGTTAACTCGTAATTCGTTTTTGTCAGCTCTAGACCTATTAGCACCACGACCTTGTGACATGCTATACGCCAAGGTAGAGAAGTCGGCCGGCGTAATATTAGTAATCTCATCCACAGTAAACGGCAAGTTATTCATAATGCCTAGGTGTAGCATCTTAGCAGCTAGGGTGTCTTTCCACACACCTGCTAACTTAACTGGATGTCCGTACACGCTGTTGCACATATACAACGCTGTTGATTTACCTGTGCCTGATTCTTTGTGAATCAAGTTAACGATTGCGCCGCTATGCCCAGTGAACTTAAGTAGTGGGGCGCCAAAAGCAGTAAGAGCAGCGAACGCATGAGGTTCTAAACCTGGCTGGCTATACAAGTTAAATACTTCTTTCCATTTTTCCAAGGTACCCATAGGGTGCATAACTTCAGCAAACGCCTTTGTTGCGTTTGATGGGGGGCTATGGAAGATACCATCCGTGCTAATCTCTCTGTCGCCAATAATAAATTTGCTGTCTTTATCAGCCCAACCAAATTGTGTCCTCATAAGCTCTGCTTTCTTTTTGTATTGCAATTCTTTTACAAACGTTAATAAATACGTTGCTAAGGCATCCATCTGTTTAGGGTGTGCAGCCACACCTTGGGTAGCAAGTGCCTCACGTACTCTGTCTTTTACTGCGATGCTAGACAACGGCATCGTAAATTCTTTCACCCCATCCTGCGGTAAGTGCAACCGTAAGAAGGCTAACTCGCCTACCATCGGGTCTGGGTCGTGCATACGCTTGACGATATACAAGTCATGCTCATATACACATATGGGGTCAGCTTCCTCTTCTCCAAGGGGCATGACGTAAATGCCACCGTTCTTCCCCCTGAAGTATGGGTGTGGCAAGCTTGGTATCTTGTAGGCTACCGGTTCAACCGCCTCTTTCTCATTATCTCCATCTGGTAGTTGTACTTCTTCCGTATCAACAAAGTCCTCATCTTCTTCAGCCCTAACCACTTCTTTGCCAAGCACGATAGGCGATTTGATTCGTCCTTTCCAAGGGCAACCGTCACAGCCACCCGGATTATTCTTCTCGAACGTAGCGCATGTTTGAGGGAACTGTGTGTGCGCGGCTTTGCGTTCAGTATCTTCATAGTCATACCCTTCGTGTTGCTCAGAAATCTTATGGATAGCTGATTCTCTATCCACGCAAAGATTCGCAATAGATAGGGAGTTAAACCACATAGGCTCTGATACAGAATCTTGATTGTTGTACTGGTACAACAGTTGAGCACAACCCTCACCTTTAGCACTGCGAATCATAATCTTGCTAAAGCGTGACACAGTATTAGCCATCATTGCTTTTTGTAACTCAGATAGCTCACGCTTAGGTTGCGCTACAACTTCTTTAACGCCTAGAATATCTTTAAGTGTTTGCGCTTCGTAATCGGGTGCATCTGATAATAGCTCTACTGGCTTAGGCGGAGTGTCTTTATAGTTATTTGTTCCGGGTACTCTAAGCACACGGGCTGCTTCAAAAACACTGCTATCTACGTAAAGGTCATGGGTTAAGCACAGCTCGTTAAGTCGAGCGGCAAAAGGTTCCCATTCAGAACGCTCCATGGGTGCTGTTAAAGGCCAGTATACATGGATGCCTCGTCCCGAACTAACGATTATTGGTTTGGGTAAACCGATTGTTTTGCAGAACTTTTGTAACTCTTGAAGTGCAGTAGCTTGGTCAATATAACCGTCTGGTCTTCCTGTCTTTGGATTTACAACAGCCTTAGTAGGGCCGCAATCCAAGTCAATCCATAGGGACTTTAAATTTAGTACGTTCTCTTTTTTGCGGAACTCTTTTTCTTTCCATTCCGCATACTTAGCTACACCAAAGTAAACATCCCAACCTTTTCCATCATATTGTGTTACTAGCTCGTCGAACTCTTCTCGTGTTGCAACTATTTGTTGGTCTGCATAACGACCGTTTTTCAAACCCAATATCACATACCAGCCATCGGCTGATTGCACTCTTGATAATAGGTCAACGTTTGTCATTATTGTCTCTGTTTGGGGGCAAAAAAGGGGGACTGCTCCCCCCTGCCGTTAGGCATAGCCCGGTTATTTCAAGTCTTTGATAAGTTGTTTTATTGCTTCTACTGAGTCGCCCTTAGGTTCATAGGCACCTATAAACCAGTTGTACACCGTCTGACGACTAACCCCTAATGATGTTGCTACTCTTGACACAGGGATTTTTCGTTTGATGCACTTCTTTCCGAGCTTCACTCCGAGAAGGCCTTGCTCCGCCTTCTCGTTCAGCAATATAACATTTAAGCTATACCCAATGCTCATGATTAGCTGTCACTCCAAGCACTGACCACATCAGCTAAGTTCTGCTTAGGTGCATTAGCAGTTGGTTCAGCTTTCTTAGATGCGCGCTTAACAGGCTCTTCCACGGCTTCAACTTCTTCCGCTTCAACTTCAACCTTAGCCGCTGGTGCAGGTGCGCTAGCAGGTAGCTTCTTAACGCCATCCTGTTGTGCCACAGTTAACTGCACTACAGACTTACATTCAGGCGTTGCTTGTGCTGCGTCAACAACGTCAATCTCTTCATCAGTCAAATGACGCACTGGTGTGAAGTTAACCACGTCAGCAGTTTCATTCTCATCAAAAGCAATTTGTGTAACGATACGGTCAATGCTTTCACCGTTTGCTGGCAAGAACTTAAGATAGCTCTCGAACGGATGCACGTTGCCTGTACCCTTACCAAACAATGATTTAGATGGGATGTTGAATTGATAAATCTCACCACTCATATCACCCTCGAGTAACAAAGCTACACGACGGTTGAAACGGCATGCACGACCTTTACCATTTGCGCCTGAGCCATCAATGTTCTGTGGGCATGTTGCGCATGATGCGGATTGTGGGTTAGATGCTTTAGCATCAGGTGTATCACCTAAGTTAGCCCAGCAATCAGGCAATGTTGGTTCGCCATTTGGGTCATACGGTTTAGCGTAGAACTGACGAGATACTTTTGGTAACGCATTAATAATGATTACGTTAATAGAACCTGTTACTTTACCGCCGGCTTGTTCACCACCAACGATGCGTGAGAACTTGCCTTTGTTCATAGTAATACGACGACTGTTGTTTGTGTTCGTAGCTAATGCCTTAGCTAACTCCGACATGCCCTCAGCACGACTACTTGTTACTGCTCCACCTTGTTTAAAAATTGAAATGTTGCTCATGCTTTGCTCCTTCTAACGACCACGGTGTATTTGCTATCTGCCTGTAATCCTGCTGGCAGTAGTTCTGGATTCTCCTCAAGAAACTGCTTAAGGTTGGTTTGATGCAACCTCTTCTCAAGTAGCGGGAATGCGTCATGTTCTTCGATGAACCTGTACATAGAATCCCAATCAGTCGTCCAGTACCGTGTATCAACTTTACGAATGATTGTCCCTGCTTGTGTCTTAATACTATCGGCACCTGTTTCGTAACAGACTTCTAACATCTCTGCCGCTAATAAATCTTGTTGTTCTTTAAGAGCGTTGTCCTGTGCCTCAAACTGTTCCTTGAGTTCAGCACGTTTGTCTCTTATCTTGATATATGTTTCAGCCAATACATCAGCTGGCACATCATGCAAATCTTTATCCATCTTAGCTCCTCTTCGAACTTCAATAATACTACTTACTTTGACTTTGTCAAGCTATATCTTCAATTTCTTTTCGATATAAGTCAATTATTTTTTCGTGGTTTGTTATGTTGTTCTGTAGCATTTTGTATAACTTATTTTCTACATCACTACCACTTATATGTACCACAGTCATAGGGTTCTTTTGCCCTGGTCTATTAATACGTGCATTGGCTTGCAGGTAGGTTTCAACACTAGTCACGGGAGAATACCAAATGATTACGTTAGCAGCTGTTAGTGTTAACCCGTGTGATGCAGCTTGAGGTTGTATGACTAGCACTTGCACGTTATCTGTGTCTTGGAAGTCTTGAATAATGTCGTGTCTTCTGTTGACGGGTACTGCTCCATTAATCACGCCACACGTGATGCCCTTATCTGTTAGGTATTTACGTAGTAACTCGATGGTGTGCGTGAATGGCACAAACACTAGTACTTTGTGTGACGCTTCTTCTATTACTTCTTGAATGGCTTTCAAGCGATTGCTAACGTCAAATTCAATGACCTCTCCACTATCCGTGTAGACAGCACCGCCTGAAATCTGTAGCAGCTTGTTAATGTTAGTGGCTGCGTTTACTGCCGATACACTTTCTCCAGCAGCGGAAATCATCATCTGCTTCTTTAGTAGTCGGTAGTATTTAGTCTGTTGTGGTGACAACGGTGCATCACGTTCTACATAAGTTAAATCAGGTAAGTCTAAACACTGATTCTTCTCAAAACGGATAGCAGGTTGTAACACTTTATGCACGGTATCTTGTGCATCCTTTTTAGGTATCCAACGATAGGTACCTACCTTGTACATCACTTGGTCACGGAACTGCCCGTAGAACTTTGGTGTGTTGTCAGGGTTAATAATTTTAGCCAAGCCATAGGCATCTACTGGTGACTGTGCGGCTGGTGTGCCTGTGAGCATCCATACACCCTTGGTCTTTGATACAACTTCTTTCAGGGTCTTCCAACGGGTTGTCTGTGCGTTCTTATAAGCACTGGCTTCGTCAACTACGATTAGGTCAAAGCCACCGTTCATGATGTCGTTCTTAACAATCTCTACGCCATCAAAGTTAATGATGACGAACTCAGCACCTTGGGCAATAATCTTTTTGCGTTGCTTAGAATCACCATAGGCTACGTCGCAAGTGCGGTGAATAGCGAACTTAAACAAGTCCTGTTGCCATGCTGACTTCATGATGGATAGTGGGCAAATAACTAGTACGCGTCTAACCACACCTAAGTTCATTAGGTAGTCGGCTGCCCATATCACACTAGCGGTTTTACCCGTGCCTTGTTCGTTAAAGCAAAACGCTTTACGATTTAATGTTAAGAACTCAGCAGTCTGCTTTTGGTGAGCAAACGGCTTGAACTTCCCAGGCCACTCGTATGCTGTGAGTATGCTATTTCTTGCTTGCGTTGCGCTTGACAGAGTGGTCTGAGTTTCTGCTGTAGGAGCGGTTGTCGCTGGCTGACTTAACCCTAAGGTTGCTCTTACTGCTTGAGCCCCCCTTGCTAAGTGGCTTAATGTGGTCGACGTCTTTACCATCCCCTTTGTGTACTTTTCCATCTTTCATTAGCTCCGCACGGGCTGCATTACGCTTCGCCCTTTTTTTAATTTGGTCAGGTTTGCCCTGATATTCTTCATATTCTTTTTTGTATGGTCTAGCTTTGTTTACGTATGGCATGGTTTTGCTCCGAGCGTAGTTTAGTCCCTACATTATGACTCCCAAGGGCGTCTTTTATCAAGTGCATTCCCCATTCCGCCGCACACTCTACATGCAGTGACATAGTTACAAAATAATGCCTAAATTCTTCCTTAGGGTTAGCAACTGCGGCTAATTTAGCTATAGGGGATAAGTTGTGCTCAAACTCTTCTTTGGATATGTGCATACCGTTCCAAAATACTGCATCTTGGTGACGTTCTATTTTGCGATTACGGCAACTAGGGTACATACATTCACATATAGTATCGTCCCCCCTATACCCATCAAACTCACCTTTTGCTTCGTCCAGCTTTTTACCCGCTGGTATGCCCTTACTGAAGCTCATCTTGTTTTCCTCTCACGATAATTGTGACACGTTTTAACTGGGCAATACCCACATAAAGGGCCAGACACTGCGTTCCATACACCTGTTTTAGTAGCCATATCAATACGCTCAATATCAAACTTGAAGTGCTCGATGTAAGCCGTACGGAAATCTGAACTGTGGTCTTTCTTAATAAAGTCTTTGCTGATAACAAATAGCAAGCCAGATTTAATCGTTTTGACCTGTGGGAAGTGTGTGAACAAAGCTGCCGCCACTAAATCCAACTGCTTAGTATCCGCATACTTAGCATTTTTACTAGTCTTATAGTCCACTGAATAAGCAGTATCACCGTTAATAATTACCAAGTCAGCGATGCCACGCCACCAAACATCCTTAGCAAAGAAGTCACAAGCCACGTACTTACCATCACGGACTGCTATGCCAAGCTTTAACTCACAATGCTTCTTCCCTGGAATTTTCTTCAATGAGTCCAATAACTCCTGCATGAATGCAAACTGTGGGGGTATCGGAGTATCAGATTGGATGTAATCTTCAGCAGCTTTATGTAGCTCTTGCCCGTAGATAGTGGCTTCACTACCTTCGTCTTTAACATCCTTGGCAATCTTAAGATGGTAGTACTTCTTAGGACACTGTTGGAATGTTTTGATGCTACTGTATGACCAGCTAAAACTCATGCTCTTTTCCTTCTTGGTTTAATTGCAGCAATACCTGATTCTTCTTTTTGTTTACGTGCTTCCATCATCTCATCGGCAAATTTGTAACACTCTTCTGGGCTTTTACCTGTCAACGATGCGAACATAGCAAAGCAATCTCTCAAATCTTCGTCATTCATTTTTTCACCGCCAAGTTGTTTTGCCCAATCTCAGTTATCTCGTAGCCCAAACCTTCTAGGTGTTCAAAGAGTGCTTTACGCTTCTCAGGGAACTTCCAAGTCCATGCTTCAAAGATAATCGGTGGGTAGTTGTTTTCACGCAGGGTATGCTCTGCACCATGTAACACAGAAAGCTCGTGACCTTCTACATCAATCTTGATTAAACGAACCTTCTCATACTGCATCATGTCAAGAGGGATAATTCTCATTCGCTCGCTAAAACCTTCGGACTTAACTTCGTAGTCCTTGGCACGTGTATCAAAGTCAATGCTAAAGGCCCCGATATTAGTCTCTTCTGCATAGTTTGGTAGCACGTAAGTAGTTACACGCTGCTCGTTACTTACACCCACTTGGTGCGCATGTACATTACTTAATCTGTTTAAGAAAATGTTGGCGCATAATTGGTAATACACAATACGCTGAGGCTCAAAGGCTTCGAACTGTAAGTGTGGGTGTTGCTTGGCTAAAGGTACGACATAGCTTCCCAAATTAGCACCAATGTCCAAAACAATGCCATCAGTATGCCCAGCCAATAGCTTAGCGGACTCAGCCTGTAGCTCCACCTCATAGCCACCAGTTCGTACATGATTACTAACAATATCACTGTGCTTAAAAAGAGCATAGTTCAAGTCTCCGTCTGTAGCTAAATGGATTTCAGGTAGGCTCATTTCAGATTGCCCCCTGCTTTAATGATGTCGCCACCGTAAACGTAGGTACCTACGTGCTCTAATTTAATAAATGGGTTAGCGTGAATCTTGCCACCGTTCTTCTTCCACAACTCACAGAAGTGGTAGTCCTCAGATAGCAAGCATCCTGACTCATCAATACTTGTAGCAAAATATTCTTTAACTTCAGGCTTTAGGTAGTTGCCGTCAGCATCTTTAACTGTGCTCGGTCTGTATGTTGGCACTTTATCAGCCAAATCTTCAAACACTTTACGTTTAATTAGCATGAAGCCTGTACCCCCATGACGCACTTCAACACATCCTGACTCGTCTGTGTGTAGCTCTTGACCCAATGAGTTATCAAAGTTCAATACAAAAGCACCCGAGTAGTCTTTCAACCCTGTGGTCTTGCCTAGCGATACGGCTTTCTCAACTGCAACCCAGTCAACTTCTTTCTTTGGGTAGATACCGCAAGCAATATCTTTATCCGCAGCCATTAACTGAGCAACTGCGTTACCATCAAAGCCAATGTCAGCGTCGATAAACATCAGGTAATCAAACTTTTGTTCTAAGAAGATACGAGTAAGCTCGTTACGAGCGCGGGTAATCAACGATTCGTTACCCATCTGCACGAAATAGACTTGCACCCCAACCGATTGCATCTTGTTAATTGTTTGTAATACACCAACCATAAAGTGCCCTGTACACATACCACCATACATCGGCGTGGCAATCATCAGGCTTGGCTTGTCTTTATTAATCTGTACTGTTTCTAAACTCATTTGTAATCCCTCTCTAAGTATCTTTGCACAAGTCGTGCGAATGTTTCAAATCGTGCTATTTCATTACGTGCGTAGTTCGTGGGGAACCCCGCTTCGTACGCCCATAACACAATCTGTTCTCTGTTAATCGTTTCTTTCTCGGTCTTTTCGTTCTCGTTGCTCACGTTCTTCTCTCTGTTGTTCTTGCGGTGTCATAGTAAATCGGTAATATGTTTCAGTTTCTTTGCTAACTCTCTGCGGAACTTTTTGTAGGCACGTCTTTCAATGTTTTGCACTGCTGTTCGGCTAATACCTAGAGCATCCGCAACTTCTTGTTGGTTCATACCGTCGTAGTCAATTCCCTGTACTTGGTTCGTTTTCCTGCTCTTTAGGTTTGTCATCCTGTTTCTTTTTAAAAATACTGTCCCAATTTGATTCAAACTTTTCACGGTCTTGTATAGGTCTTGGAACATCACCCTTACCGCCATTACCTTGTGGTCTAAACATTGTTATCTTCTTCCTTTTAAAACTTTAGTTCTTGGCTCGTTCAATATAGGCAACGGCACTTCCAGCCGTTTAACATAGTTATCAGGATGGCAACACCACTTATTACCCATGGACTTAATAATCTCTTGAGACTTATCCATGTTGTACTGGGGCATCAAATCATACACAACCCTGTATCGACCCGCAATCATTAATTGTTTAATTAAACTTCTATCATTTTCTGTCATTTTTTTCTCTTATCTTCGCTTCTATCTTGTCAAACAGTTCACGGGTATAACCACCGATACCGCCTTCGTTACCATAACCACCAATGATTTCTTTAATCTCATCATCTGTTAGGTATTGCCACTGCCGTCGCTCTTCTAGCTTTCGTAATAAGATTTTTGCATGGTCAAACACACGTATGGCACGTCTACCCGTTTCTTTATTGACTTCCTCAAGCAAGTCAGCAAGTTCGTTATCAGTCATTTAATCCCATGCCTTTCTAAATAGTTAAGAAGTTCTTGGTATCTATCTGACACGCCTTTAGGGTCATGTGCTGGCCAAGACCTGTAACTGTATGCAATAGCATTAAATTCTTCTTCGTTGAATGGCTTTGTTTGTGGTGTATAAATGTGTAGGCTTTTTCCATCATAAACACCGACTGGCTTACTCTGCTTATCCAATTCTTCTACAAGTCTGCGAATCATGGCAGGTGCTTCACTTGGCACATATTGATGTAATTCGTCTAACTCATCCGCTAGTTTTAATGCTTCAGTTTTCATTTCAACACCTCTACTGACTTAACTTGACGTGTTTCACCATCAAATATGTATTTAATGTTTGGCTTCTCATCGGGGTGAGCCAGTATGTTACCTCTTGGCGATAATCGGATATGCTGAAACATCACAACATCTATCTTTATGGGTGTTGGTTTGATGCGGTATTCAGTATCAGGGTTCCACAAGGGGTCATTGTCGGGAATATCTATCCAACGCCCTGTGTCGTAAGTTTTTGATTGAATCTCGGCACCATCCGCCCATGCCTTGATTAGCTCTGCGTGTTTATGTGGTTTCATTCCTCACTCCAATCACTGTAGTAATACTCATACACAGGTAACAATCCAAACAACCACGTGCCAATCTTTCGCTTTTCAAGAGTCCTACTGCGTATGACTGGGTTAAATTTGTCGGGTGTATACCTAACTTGCATGTACTCAGTATCATCAATCTGCATCACTTCACCATGCAAGTGTAGGCAAGGTTATCCACACGAAACTGTTTCATCAGCTCGCAGTCCTTCATAATTTGGTAGGTATATGTGGCGTTAGTCACAATGCTACCCAAGGCAAAGCCAATCAGTAACACAGTCAAAAAGTTTCTTAATTTTTCAACCCAAACATCTTGCATCTTCTTCTCCTTAAAATGGTGCTTCTTCAGGCACGTATGCCTCTCTTGTTACTGTAATCTTCTCAATCGTTTCGTACTCTTCGGCAAAATGTTCAGCCTCTTCTTTGGTCTGAAACCGCCTAACTCTATTGCCGTTCTCATCTAGTATCTGATACCAAACGGTCTTATATTGACTTCGCAATGTCCTCATAGTTATCCTCATCCCCTGCTTTTAATGTGTTGTGAAATGCTCTAATTGTTCTGCTCTCAGGGTTTTTCTCAAAAGACTTCTGTGCTTTTTGGTCTTTGATAAGTTGCTCAAACATATACCGCAACCCAACGTCACCAAATTTAGCCTCATAAAACCCATGCGTGTTTCGTACTTCAGGAATTTGCATGTTACTTGGGTCTAATGCAAGCATTAGGTATAACAACCTAACCGCAATCCAATCACCCTTGCTGGCTACGATACCATTCACATACCATCTACCATCTTCATACCCGTACAGCATGTTAGTGTCCCGCGATGTTTTATTTAGGTATGTAAAGGCTTCTAAACCTGTAGGTTTTCTCATTTGTAATCCTTTAAGTTACTTTTAGTTGGCCAAGGTAAACTTCCATTTCTTATCTTGCTATACTGGCTATTACTACCACATACGTAAAGGTTCTCAGGACGGTTATCGTCGGGTACGTTGTTGATGTGCAACACATATTCCCATCTATCTAGCAACCTACCGATAGCTTGCATAACAACCATTCTGTGTTCAGCTACATACTTGCCGACTCTATCAGGGCGTTCAAAAGCTACGAACTTATGCCCCGTTGCTTCGGTAACAAACTTACCGCCCTTCCATGTCGGTGCTAATTCACCTCTGTAATACTCTCTACGGCACTCTATAGAGCAACACCCATAGCTTTGGCTAGGCGTTACATAAAAAGGTTTACCGCAGTTAAGGCAATCTTTTTCTTCACCGTTTCGGTTAGCTTCCCCTCTGCACTTTACTGAACAATACATGTTTGCTTTGTCTGCTGTATGCATAGAGCGTCCTGGCTTAAAAATATCGCCACAGTTGGGACAAGGCTTCTCTGATAAATCTGCGCCGTTTGCACAGAAACACGCACGGCTACAGAAACGTCTGTTAGCCCCATGGTCTTTAGTAGCTCTAAATACTTTGCCACATTCTTCGCACGTAAAATCAAATCTCTCAGATGTAGTCTGTGCTATGTCCGCACACGCTCTACCGCAATACATAGCCTTAGCCTGACTAGGTGGACGTGAAAATTGCGTATTACAAATAGGGCAGTTTTTAACTACGTGAACAGTGCGTCTTTTTCTAGTTTGCTTAACAGTCGCCATAGCTCACTCCTACTCCTGATTCACAATTAAGTGGTAACTCCAATGCCCAGTCAGGTCGCAACCTCATGCACATCTCAACGAACTCTTGCGCAGCGTCTTTCTCTGCTTCGGGTGCTACGATAGCTATAGCGTCATGCACGGTCATTACAACCTTGTACTTCTTTGCTATGGTCAGCATCTGATAGCCGATGATGATTCGGGCTAAGGCTTGGCATACGTTCTCAACAACCTTACCGCCGTATATTCTGTTAGGTATAGTTGCCTTACCCTTTCTGGTGTCGTAAACATATTCGGTTTTGCCGTTCTCGTTCTCAACCTTGCGTAGGTTCGGGTACTTGATATACAAGCCATTTGGTAGGCGTATACCCTTCTTACCCTCAACCTTCAGCACACCACCACGACCTAAGTCCATCGCTTGGTCATTAAGGATAGCTTCCAAAGCATCACCTGCCTTACGCCATAGCAAGGGAATCCACTCGTAGCGTTCACGGTACACCGATATGATGCGTTGTGTTTCAGCCTCGGATAAATCTACGCCAAAGGTTTTAAGTTGGGCTTGGAACTTCTTTGCTCCCATGCCGTAACCTGCACCGAGAATAGTGGTCTTGCCAACGAACCTCTCGTCCTTAGATATGCTAGCTTCCTGTTTGTTATAGATAGCTGAAGCCATGATTTTGTATACATCTTCGCCTTTCTCAAACGCATCGACCAAGTCATTCTGCTCAGCCAACCACGCCAATGTTCGTGCTTCAATCTGTGATGAGTCGCTATCAATAACGACGTAGCCATCTTGTGCTTTGATTGCGTATTTAAGTTGTGAACTACGTGGTAGGTTCTGCAAGTTCACCTTGTCATCTCCACCCCAGCGTCCAGTATGAGCCGCATAGTAGCGTAGTGGTATGGGTAATAAGCCCCGTTCACTAATCTCAATAAAGCGTTGGGTGCGGGTTTCTTCAATCGTAGACTTAACACCTAGTCTGCATGATGCAAGTGCCTGAATGTCTGTGCTCTCATGCTCAAGTAAAGCCTTGAAGCCTTCGTCAGTTTTAGCAAACGCCCATGTTTCTTTGCCTGTTGTGTTACTAATCTTGCGTGGGGGTTCAGCACCTAGAACCTTTAGTAGCTGTGCAAACTTGTCGTTGCTCATCAGCACTTCTCTGTCGTACTGGTCTAGGAACACTTGTTTCTTTTTCTTTACGTCGTCCAAATGGTCACGCAATACCTCGTCGTCCAAACGCAACGTAGGTTCGGTAAACATACGAACGGTCAGGTCAATCAGCCTAAACTCAGTAGGTGGGAAATAAGCACTCAGTCTTTTAAATAACTCAAGCGTTAGCACCACGTCATTGACGCAATACGCACCATACTTATCCATATCACTAGGTGATATATCTAGGCGACGTTTACCAAGCATCTTTAATACTTCTTCGCCTTTGACACCAAGCTCATAGTGTTCAGCCAACTTAGCCAAACTACCACCAACTTCTGTTCCATGTATTGCCCTAGCCATAGATAAAGTATCGGCAATAGCCTTAGGGCGAATATCGAACTGCCAGTTCAAGATAGCCATGTCGAACATAGCGTTGTGGGCTACCACTAGGTTCTTATCCAATTCAAAGCTATCCAAGAACTTCTTAATGGTTGCTTTAGTACCCGTACACCATTGTGGCTCTTCGCCATCAACTTGCACCGCAACACCAATCGTCTCGAACTCAGGCGAACGGATATATTCCTCGGTTGTCACCTTGGTCAGCGAAAAGGTCTGAGAGTAATAAGTCTCAAAGTCGATGCAAATTACTTTCACTTAGATTTTTCCCGTAGCTTTGTATTGCTTTAGTTGTTCTTTCATAAGGCGAACCATCTCTTCGTCAAGTGTTTCACTACCTACGTGAAGGCTATTAGCAGTAAACGCACTTGCTGTGTTTGGCTGTAAAGTCACTATCGGAGTGTTGTATGGGTGCTGATACGGCATTTGCCTTGGTGTTTCTACCACGTCATGCACTTCACCCGCAGTCAGTATGTGCTTCATAACTCGTTGGCTAAACAACTCACGATGTGCTTCTTTGAGTGCATCTTGGAAAGCCTTAAGCTCTTCTTCGGTCAGGCAGTGTCGCCAGTTACTCACTAGATTTTCCCATTTGTTACGGAGACCGCCTTCTCTAACATAGTCATCGGGTGCAAACTCCTCAGGGTTGCTCTGCATACGAGCGATAAGCATTTCTATTCCTCGGTTCATTTTGTGTCCTTAAATACTGTTCTGCCTTTTGTTAAATACTTGAATGTATCTAGTGTGTGTTGTGTGTAAGCTTCTTTCATCGCCAAGCTCATACCTTGCTCAACTATCTGTTGAATATCTATCAACTCTTTTCGTTTCTTTTCTTCTTTGTCAGCAAGCAACTGTTTAATTACTCGCTCAGTAAACTCTTGGCTACGTATCTCACATAACTTATCCCAAAAGGCTTCCTTATCTTCTCCAGTCATGTATTTCTTGTAGTGACTAAACAAGTGTTCCCACCTATCGCTGTCACGCAAGAACTCTTCGGGATGGCTTTCCATGCGAGCCAATAGAATCTCTATGCCCTTGTTCATGTATTAATCCCCATCTCATCTTTGTGTCTTATGTAATCGCCTAGCGTCATGCCAAGCTCTTTAGCTACTTTGATGTCCAACGCCGTGACTTTTGTAACACCGCCTTTTGCGCTTGCGCTTGGTCGTTGTGCTAAAACAGATGATAGTTCCAAGTCAGATTCTCTTAGCAGAGTATTCATAATCTGTTTAGTAAACTGGTCGCCCCTTACTTCCTGCATGGCACGCCATAGCTCGGCTACCTCAGCGTCGCTTAAGAAATCTAGGTAGTTGATGGGGTTCTCAGAACCCATAGCGTTAGCACGTGCTTCTACTTGCACTAGGACGTGTCGCCACTTCTCAGGGTATCTGCCTGTTATGTCAGGCATAAATTCTTCAGGGTTGCTCTTTACTCTTTCAAGTAATATCTGCACGCCTTTGTTCATTTCCTGTGTCATTGATTAGCTCCTTTAGGGTATCTTCTAACATTGTTAGATTCTCTTCGTTTATTACAATAGCCCTACCGCCCGCATCACGGATTGATTGCATTTCTTTCTCTTGTAACGCAGTAGGGGTATTCTTACCAGCCTTGCATTCAATTCCTAAGAATCGTCCTCTAACGCAAGTGATGATGTCAGGCACGCCACTTCGCCCGAACCCATGGGTTGCGGGGAAAAAATAATAAACGTCATAAGCCTTCAAAAGCTTAACGCATTTATCTTTAACTTTCTTTTCGGGTGTAGATGCCATGTCCCTATAATACAAGGGTCTTGGACTTTGTCAAGGGCTTTTTTGAAATTATTTTTAGGGGTTGGGTGGTGATGTAGATTGACCGCCACCCGTCGGTCTAGGAAAGGACTAGCTAGCTGAATAAATTAGGGGGGACTAGCTAGTTGGCATTAAGCTTTTACATCTACAAGGCGACTAGGCTCATACCATATGTATTTACCCCCCTCAAAACTTTAGAAACAAGTTGTATTACAGTTACCGCCGTAGCAACAAGTTGTGCAAGTAGTGAACTTGCCATTGATGTTATAAGTCTGTGTAGTGCATTGTGCGTAAACCAATGTAGCTACCATAGAAAACCAAACACCTACGATAATCTTTTTCATTTTATTTCTCCAAAGTTGATACAAGTTTATTAAGATACCACTGGGCTTTCTTTAAATCCTTAACAGCATCGCCCTTGTTGTTCGCACGACTAAGATACTTCAACGCCGTTAGGCGTAAGTGTCCTGTGAACTCTTCCTTCGTTGACTTAGCTTCCATGTAGTCAATCGTTTCAATACCGCCAAACGTGTAATGCTCAGGGTGATTCACATCATCTTTAGCGTTGGTGGCAATCATTCTGTTTAGTGGCTTAGTAGTAGTAAACATAGCGACTGTCGGCATACGCATTGGTGGGCGACCCCGTAACTTAGCATGCCCTTGGCTTGCCTTGAATGCCAAGTCAGATTCAGCTTTAGCTTTCTCCTTGGCTTTAGCTACAAGTGCGTATACATACTTGATGTTTAGCCCTAGCTTCTTAGCTATTTCTTCCCGCTTCCACGCAGGATTCTTTGCTAGTAGCTCTGCTACCTTTTGCACATTAGTTTTCTTCATTTTGCTTTTCCTCTTCTTGTTTAACAAACTGCTCTAAGGCTAATCTAATAGCCTTGCTCTTTGACGGATACTTGTTAAAAAACTTTACTATGTCTTTATCAACTCGCAAGCTAACATATACCATAGCGGGCTTTTTACCAAGACCCCGACCCTTTCGTTTCACTTCATCATTCATGCTTTTCCTCACTTTGTGGTAATACAACAAAAGTATTCTCATCTACTCTGAAGCCAATGTTAGTAATCAACGTCTGATTCTCTACTAGCTTTAGCATACCCACCCCTCTACGGATAAAGTCAGGTAGTTCTTCGCTACTCATAATACTCGGTTGACTTTGTCCAAGTGACACAGAATAATTCATTCCGTCAATAAATACAAGATATGCTTTACCGCTAACTACCATGTCCCTAACTTTGTTAGTATGGCTAAGATTAGTCATAGCTTCGGGGAACAACTCAACACTTGTAGCAACAGGTGTATCTTTAGTCGCTGCCTTAAAAGCTTCTATATTTTCTAGTAGGAATAAGCGACCACGCTCTTCAACATTACGCCATACACCATTGAATGCGTAATACTTTTCCCTTGAGATGTTCTCAATGGTCTCTCGCATTTGTCGCTTGGCTTCAGTCAGTTTCTCGTCTAGGTTCTTAAGCCCAAAGAACTTTTCCACATGACGAACGGCTTTGTTCAAGTGAATAGTTTTCATACCCGACCCACGCTCACGCATATCTTGCACTCGGTGGTTGTTAATCCAAAAGCGTTTCCCCGAACGCATATAGTCAATACCGATTTGACCTAGCACTTCATACTTATCGGTAATCTTCATACGCTCAATAGTCCAAGTGATGCCGTTCTCAGTATGTCGCTTACAGTTATAGTCAGCCTCGAACTTCCACTCAGGGTGCTTTAACGCCAGCTCTTCTACCAATGGTGCTAGGAAAGTATCCACAACGGATTCAACTTTCCCACCCTTACCATCGTCCTTCATCTCTAGTATTACGTTATCAAACTTAATCATATACATTCCTTACCAGTTAAATTTATTAAGAATCTCATCTACCTTACTCTTTACATCTTGGCGAACGTCAGCGTGTTCTTTAATATCTTCAATGTCCACACCTAACATTGTTAGTTCTAGCGACCTACGTGCTTCCTCTAACTTAGGGTCTTTCGTAATGTTCAAGTGCGTAAGTAGTCCACACAACTCGGTTGCATTAGTGATAAGCGAATCGTGATACCGCTTCTTGCTCTCAGTATCTTCCTCGTTCTCAGTTAGCTTTTCCGATAAGTGTGTCAGGGTCTTGTGTAGCTTGTCCCAGTTCTCACGCATAGCATCATTCAGCCTGTCGTTGAACGCACTCTCATACTTACTTGCTAGCTCTTGCATATCCATTTGTGGAATATCCAAACGGAAATCATTGCTCTCAGGTAGCGGACTAAACACTAGCTTGAACCCGAACTTATCTTTGAGGCTATCTATACTAGGATAGTCATTAGCGTTGAACAACGAACCCAAGTGTAGCTTTGCATCAAGCACCAAGTCATCATAGCTATCAAAGAAATCTTGAATCATGGCGTTCATGTTGCGTTCAATCGTATTCATGTTCTGCTTATACTCCATGAACAATGACGTTGGTAGTAGTCTGCTACCCTTATCACTCCAAGGTAACGTGGTCTGATTGTGATACAGCCTAGCCCTAGCACCATAGTCAGCAATCTTCTTACGCTTGTTACTACCCGCCATCAAGTTCTTACGAACCTGTGCCGACCCACTACTCGCACTATTACTCGCAAGCACGCTATCAGTCGCACCTTTGTCTAACTTGTTCGCAGTCCAAATACTGATGTTTAGTTCTGCCAATACTGCACTAGATGAAATACTCATTATTCATTCTCCTTCAAAAAATTCCATACGCTTTGCTCAAAGTCTGAAAAGTCTTTGGCATCTACTTGGCAATAGTCCTTAGGATTTTCTAAGTCCATAACCATCAAACACTCACCAAACTTACCTAGTGAATACTCATTGTCATCATCTCTAACTGTTAGCATCTCATTACTCCTTCGTTGGTTTACCTGCTAATTTCCACATTGCATATAGCTTGTCAGGTATTAACTCCAAGCTATGCGTCTTAATATCTTCTTGCGGATATACATAATGGGTTGTGTAAGAACCTTTACCATCACCTACATCTTTCTGATACTCACTTTCGTAACACTCAGCCTCACCTAACAATGTTACTAACTGAATCGCTTTGTCATGGTCTAACACCCATTGCTTGTATCCAATAGTTATCTTTGCTTTCATATATCCCTCAGTTCTTAATATGTATCGTCTTACCCATAGGTGCAAACGTGTTCGGATTCCGAACGACTGTCCATAGCATCGGTGCTTCCCACTCATTACCCCAATCTCCTATACACCCATCGGTCAGCATGATGACTGCCTCAGGTTTAATGTTGTGTTCCTTAAGATAGTGATGCACACACGTAGGGTCTGTGCCACCACCGCCCATTGGTTTAGTAGAACTAACAATGTTAGATACATCATTAGCGTCATACACTTCATGTCCTGCTACTGCACTATCCCAATAGATAAGGTCTACTTTCTCAGGGTGAACCTCGTCAGCAATTCCTTTCACTTCTGAAAGAAACTCATTCAACTCATGCCCACCGATTGAACCCGACGTGTCAATGCCAATCACCAGATGCCCAACTCTTTCTCCTATTAGGCTAGGCATATACACACCAGTGCCTAGGTATCGTCTGTTCACCCTACGCCAACTGCTTGCATCTTTTGCACTACACGTAGACTTCACAAACTCACGTAGTAGCTCACGCCAATCCACCTCAGGCTCAAGTAACTCTGTTAGCTCTCGGTTCAAACCACCCGCACCATTACCATTTACTTTGTTATTAGCAATCACACCTTGGCGTAGTGCTTGGTCAATCTCACGTTCCAATTCCTTCTTGGTCTCGGCATCAAGTTCCTTCGCACCTTCCCAGTCATGGTCATCAAAGCCACCGCCACCTTCACCATCACCTTCAAGCGGTTGCCCTTCGCCGAACATACCTTCGCCATTCTTCTTGTCCTCTTTGAGTAGGTCAAAGACTTGCTTAGCGTTCATGCCACGATACTTCTCATCAACTAGTCCTATTGCCTTACCTTGATGATGTGGCATTGCAATAACATTGTTAGATTTATCCATGTCTAGCAACATAAGGTTAATCACATAGTCGCAAGCCATGTTCGCCAACTGTTTATCCTCGTCCCACAACTTCTTCCAAGTGAACAAGTGTCGGAAAGCCTTGTGCAATGTTTCATGTAGCACAACAAACGCAAGCTCTCTGTCATCAAGCATCTTGATAAACTCACGACCATAAGTTTCGTCCCGACCATTCGTGCAAGCGGTTGGAATATCATCTGACACGCGGGTCTTACCCACAGTCATCAAGCCCGACCACAAGGCAAACTTAGGATTCCTCATAATAGAAATCTTAACTTTACTAAGTCGCCGCTCTTCTTTGTCTTTGACTACTACGCTAGGTGTATCTAACATTGTTAGTTTCCTCGGTTGGATTAAAGTAAATCTTCGTTCTTCTGAACCCAGTCGGCGAACTTCGCACAACTGAAAGCTATGTTCTGTTTAGTCGGGGACTTAGCCACGTTGATAGCAAAGCACGCTTGCCACTCAGGTTCAAACTTCTCCAAGTAAGTCATAAATGGGGTCATTGTTTCCTTGGTAATCTTAGCGATTGCACCGAACACAATAATTGCACACGCACCTGCACTCTCAGGGACTTTGGCGTTCTTCGGGTCTTTCATCACAGATTCCCACGTAGGCAACTGGTCTGAATAGTCAATGTATGCTTGCATATCACGTGATGCTGATTCGCCCACCGCACCCGTCATTGCACATATCAAGCTATCCGTATCAATCTGAGAGCGAACGCTAACAATGTTAGATACACGCTCAAGTGAACGAGGCGATACGAACGCAGTCTGCATCTTCTTTGGGTTGTAGATATACGGGTTGTCTGACTGTGCGGGGTCGGTATAACTCGCTAGTGCATGGGGGAACTGGCGAACCCACGCAATAACTTCGGGTGCGATATTGTTATTGATAGCCCACTCAATCCATTGGTCTGAATCAGGCTTGCTTACTCGTAGCGGGATAATACGATTGCGACTATGTGCCTTCAACGTATCGCCCACTCCGTCTGTGCTTAGGTTGCCTGTTAGAAACACAATAGATTCGGGGTGAACTGACACATCACCCAAACGTGGGTTGGCTACTTCCAATAGTGGGTGCAACATATTCTTAACTGGCTCTGCACCTTTGGTGAACTCATCTAACATTGTTATGACTGGCTTGCCCGTATGCACTTTGAATCTACTGTTAGGGTAGTAGGCAGTAGTCTTGTTCTCATGGTTGATAACTGGCATGGCAATATCGCCCAAGTCCATGTTCGGCACGTCAATGTATGCCACTTCATGTTGGGGTAGCTTTGCGGATAGCGACTTAAGTAGAGATGATTTACCAATCCCTGGCTCACCTTCTAATAAGTAGCGGTTCATAGGTGTGGCAAGAATAATCTCGCTCGCTTGTTTTAACGTAACTGTTTTACCAAAATTGATTTCACTCATTTGCTTTTCCTTTTTAAAAACTTTTTGTTAATTTGCATGGCAATCCTGCCACTTCTCGTTTACTCATATTGTGCTACCCCTAACAATGTTAGAACGGATTCTGAAATCCTTTAAGCGTTCCGAAATCCTGAAATCCTTAATTCTCAACATATACTATATTGTAACACAAATAATACTCATAGTCAAATTCCTTCGTGGAACTTTTCCCAACCCGATTGGAAGAAACGTAGATACTGGTCACGCTTCAACTCACCATCAGGTAGCTCAACTTCCTTGAAGCACTCTTCTCTGTGGATTCCCCAAAAGAGATTTCTAACAAAGTTAGGTAGCTCGGTTACTTGCCACTTGTGCATTTCAACACCATCTTCAGCCCAAAGAACATTGCCTTTTGAGCGTGCCAAAATAAGAAGAGCATGATAGTAACTGACGTGCTTCGTCTCCTCATTTGTGTCGTTGATGCAAGTAACGAACTGACGCAAAGTTTGCATGAAGGCTTGGTAGTGCGGACGTGATAAGTCCCCTTGGTGATTTAAAACACCATGACCATCTACACCAAATGCTTCTTTGTATTCATTACCACTGAACCTCACATTGCCTTGGTCGTTCACACGTAGCTTGATGACGTTCTCCATGTAGGTCATGAATCCCTCGTAGCGTTTCATAACTTTGTTAGAACCCGTCCGATTGATATGGTGAATGATTGCTTTCGGTGCGTTCGCAGGTGTCCAATACCCT